GGTCGCATGGTAGATGACTGGAGAGTAGTGTACCCAGACCATTTCCGAGGAACCGTCTCTCGACGTGAGCAGTACCACAGATTAGTTACCGATATTATGAGGGTGAATGATTTGGATGTAGAGGCTCGTATCACAAGTAAGGTATGTAAGGGTATCGTATTAGACCGTAAAACAGCAATGATGAAGTAATGTAGATTGTCTAACTAAACTATATCACAATATATATATTATTCGTCATCAGCATTGAAATTGTGTAATGCAACCTGACCATTTGTATTGTGTATATCTCCTCCCAGCATGGCACTTTCGTACATTTCTCGCAAAACATTATTCGGTGCGACACTTCCTACTTTTAGTAGTCCGTGTGATTTCAGGTATTTTTTGATATCTGAAGTGGCTGTTTTCTTCATTTCTTTTTTGGCTTCTTGTATTTTTCTACGTGTTTTTAGATTTTTTATGAGTACCGATACTTTCCGTCCACCTATTTTACGGCCTACTGTATATTTATTTGTAATAGTTTTTTTCGTTATTCGTATAGTTGGTGTATTTTGATTGGTAATGGTCGGTGTAGGATTGGTTAATTTCATTGCAGATTTGAGTGATGCAAGTTTGTTCTCTCTTTCTGTGTTTGTCGATGGTGTTGGTATAGTTGGTGTTGTTGGTGTATTGAATACAATGGGAGATATGGTATTTGTCTTCGTTTTTGGTTTGTTTTGAACATTTTGAATATTGGTTCCCGAGGATATATTACCACCTCGTTGTTTTCGTGTTTGGTTCCATAAACGGTATGTTGGTTTTCCTCCTGTTGTGTTTTTGAGATTACTGTATGGCGGAGGAGTTGTTACGTATGTGTATTTTGGTCTTGTGTTATCATATGACTGAGCATCTGGTTTAACTATATTTTGTGCAGGTTGTGTCATTTTTTTTTGAATAAGTGATTCCATAGGTGCAGGTAAAATGTTTGTTACCAGTTCATCTGGTAGGTCTACATTAACAAGCGGTTCGCTGCGCATTTTCATGGTTTTGTTGTTCCCACCGTGTTTTGTTGGCGCAGCCTTTTTCTTTTTGTTTTTCACAAACTCGTTTAGATACGATAGGGATTTTGTTAATTCTGATTGTGTGGTTGCAGTAGTATTATTTCGTCTTTGGTATATGTCATCCAAATCTTTTTGTTTTCTCTCTTGAACTCTTTTTGCAAGAGCTTGTTTGATGGTGTTGTTTGCGATATTTTTTTGTTTGGGTTTATTTTTTCGTGTTCCAGTAATAGGTGTATTACCTTTTTTTCCTATTTTGAAAAAATCTTGGTTTATTTGAATAGTTTTCTTAGAATTGTTGTTTGGGTTGTTTGTAGGGTCTGGTGTATTACTCATATATATGAAATAGATGGTATACAACAACACTTAATTATTTGATTATTTCCGCTAATTGCTGATATCATGTGTACTATTAGTTTCGCTAAAGACAATTGCTTGCACAAATTGATTCACTGTTGGACTATATCGTAAAAGTATATTGCTAATTATGCCGACCTTTACAATGTCTGCATCTTCATCTACTACTAGTTCCACGCTCATTCCTAAACGAATGGCATCCACTACTCCCGCCAAGTCTAAGACAATCCGCAAGACAACATCTTCGGACTCTGAATCAGTATTGTCTTCCAATGATCCTTCTACAACTAGACCTACGCCAGATGATTGGTCAAATGGTGAATATACCGAGGCTCCATGGGATATAATTGGTTCATATTTTCAAGGACAGCATCTAGAACGTCTAGTGCGCCATCAAGTGGAGTCCTATAATTTGTTTGTGAACCATCAAATACTTCAGACGATTGATATGTTTAATCCTGTGCATATCGTATCTGAGCAAGATTACGATCCGGAAAGCGGAAAGAATTCGTTAGAAGTAGATATCAACTTTGAGAATTTCCGCTTATACCGTCCTCAGATTCAAGAGAATAATGGTGCTACAAAGTTGATGTTTCCACAGGAAGCACGATTGCGTAATTTCACATATTCCTCGACGATGACAGTAGATGTTCATATTAAATATTTGGTTCGAAATGGTCCAAATCTTGAGAATAGTCAAGTGTTCCACAAAAATATTCCCGATATCCATATTGGAAAACTACCTATCATGTTAAAGTCGTCTATTTGTGTTCTCAATCAATATCGTCACGTGAGTCATCTAAATACGGGCGAGTGTAAGTTTGATGCTGGAGGATATTTCATCATTAATGGTTCTGAAAAGACAGTCCTTGGTCAGGAGCGTTCTGCTGAGAATAGAGTGTATTGTTTCAACATCAGTAAAAACAGTACAAAATATACTTGGCAAGCCGAGATGAAGTCTATTCCAGATTTCAAGTGTATTTCCCCCAAACAAGTAAATATGATGATATCATCAAAAAATATTGGGTTTGGATTTCCCATTAGTGTGCAACTGCCCCGTGTCAAAGTACCAGTTCCTCTATTTGTTCTATTTCGTGCGTTAGGTGTTCAGTCCGACAAAAAAATATGCGATATGATATTATTGAATATGGATAGTAACAATGAAGAGATGTTAGAGTTCTTACATGCGTCTATTCGAGATGCCTCTGATTTTATGGAACAAGAAGCGTGTATTGCATATATCACGACTCATGTTATGTATACGCCATTCAACATGGATCGTGAAACAGGGCAGAAAAAGAAACGCAGTTTCGCCACAGATATATTGGACAATGACATGTTCCCTCATTGTGATACTAAGGAGCGTAAGTTGTACTTCTTGGGCTATATGGCCAACAAGTTGATTCGTGTAGGTCTTGGTTATATTGCTGGCGATGACCGTGATGCATACACAAACAAACGTGTCGACTTATGTGGTGTATTATTGAATAATTTGTTTCGCAACTACTTCAACAAGGTAGTGAAGGATATGGAGAAGCAGGTAGTGCGCGAGATCAACACAGGTTCATGGAAGTCCACTGATGACATTCAGAATATCATCAACCAAACAAATATATATAAAATAATCAAATCAACAACAATAGAGAATGGTCTCAAACGCGCACTTTCCACTGGTGATTTTGGCGTGAAGCATATGAATAGTAATAAGGCAGGTGTAGCACAAGTTCTCAGTCGTCTGACTTATGTGTCTAGTTTGAGTCATGCGCGTCGTATCTCAACACCTATCGACAAAAGCGGTAAGTTAGTCGCCCCTCGTAAACTTCATGGAACCTCGTGGGGGTTTCTGTGTCCAGCCGAGACCCCTGAAGGTGCGTCTGTTGGTATTGTGAAGAATTTGAGTTACTTGACTCATGTCACCGTAAATACATACTCTGCGCCGCTACACGAGTATCTACAAACATTGACTGATTTCATATGTCCCATGGAAGAAGTTGACCCAAGTAATGCATTCAATAAGACCAAGGTATTTATGAACGGGTGTTGGATAGGTGTGACAGAACGTGCTCACGAACTTTATACCATTCTGAAGAGTAATAAATATTCTGGCGTTATCAACATTTATACATCGATTGTGTTTAATTACAAGGACAATGAAATACGTATATGCAACGATGGTGGACGTGTGACTAGGCCTTTACTTCGAGTGTCTAATAACAAGTTGCTGTTGACTAAAGAGCATATTTCCAAGTTACAAAGTAAGGAGTTCACATGGGATGATCTGTTAACCAATGTGCGCACATCAGAAGCAGTAATCGAGTACGTAGACCCTGACGAGCAGCAGAATATTATGGTAGCGATGAGACCATCTGAACTGGGAAAAAAGACTGATTCTGGTATGATATATCAATATACTCACTGTGAGATACATCCAAGTACTATCTTTGGTATTCTTGGTTCGTGTATTCCGTTTCCTGAACACAATCAGTCTCCTAGGAATACTTATCAGTGTGCTATGGGTAAGCAGGCAATGGGTGTGTATGTAACTAACTACCAAGAGCGCATGGACAAGACTGCTTATGTTCTGAATTATCCTACCCGTCCATTGGTCGATACTCGATTGATGAACATTATTGAGTTGATGAAGATTCCATCTGGAACCAATGTGGTCGTGGCGATCATGTCACATACTGGTTATAACCAAGAAGATTCACTCTTGTTCAACAAAGGATCTATAGAACGAGGATTATTTCAGGCTACTATTTATCATACTGAGAAAGATGAGGACAAACAGAAAGTAAATGGCGAAGAGGAAATTCGCTGTAAACCTGATACGACAAAAACCAAAGGTACAAAGTTTGCTGACTATTCTAAGGTAAACGCGGATGGTCTAGTAGATGAGAATACCCTTATTGCTAACCGTGATATCATTATCTCTAAGGTGACGCCTATCAAAGAGAATCGAAATGATCCTACGAAGGTGATTAAATATGAAGATCAGAGTCGCGTATATAGAACGAATGAGGATACATATGTGGACCGCAACTATCTCGACCGTAATGGAGATGGATACACCTTTGCTAAGGTACGTCTTCGTGCGCAGCGCCAACCTATATTCGGCGACAAGTTTAGCAGTCGTCATGGACAGAAGGGAACGATTGGTAATATCATTCCTGAGAAAGACATGCCTTTTACCAAATCAGGTATTCGTCCCGATATTATTATCAATCCTCACGCTATCCCATCGCGTATGACAATTGGTCAGTTGAAAGAAACACTGTTAGGTAAAGTATTAGTAGAGTTAGGTTTGCTCGGAGACGGAACCAGTTTTGGAGACCTAGATGTGCCTAGTATTTGCAAGGAGTTACAAAGTTTGGGTTATGAATCAAATGGAAACGACATACTTTATAATGCTATGACAGGTGAGCAAATCGATGCATCTGTGTTTATCGGACCAGTGTTCTACCAACGTCTAAAACATATGGTTACTGACAAGCAGCACAGTCGTTCTATTGGTCCCATGGTAAACTTGACACGTCAACCTGCTGAGGGTCGCAGTCGAGATGGTGGTCTTCGTTTCGGTGAGATGGAAAGAGATTGCATGTGTTCTCACGGCGCATCTCGTTTTACAAAAGAACGTATGTATGATGTATCAGATAAATACAGTGTGCATGTATGTAAAAAGTGTGGAATGATTGCGTCATATAACGATGTAACTCATATTCATTTATGTAAGACTTGTAATAATCGGTCTGACTTTAGCTATGTAGAGATACCATACGCATGTAAGTTGTTATTCCAAGAGCTCACTACAATGAATGTTGTGCCAAGGTTAATTACAAAGTAGGTTTGTAATCACATATTATATTATTTATCATTTTCGCTAGGTATATATTGTTTTTGTCACCTATATTTAAATATCTGTATAGATAAAAGTATGATGCCAACAGGAAGAATGTATACTCCAACTGGAACATCAGCCCGTGGTTCAGGATTTTCCAGAGGACGTTTTCAATTAAGAAATGCATGGAATGGAACAAATGCAGCGGCTTACAATTCATCGGGTGGAATGGCACAAACCCCCTTTAGAGCGGTATACAATGCTGGTAATGTTGCACCATCTAGTGGTAACTCCAAGTATGTGTACGATAGTTCTTTGTACACCACGTACAAGAAGCAGAAGGCTGGAGGTCGTACATATAATGGTAGTAATTAGATAATTGGTATCCATGATTATTTAGAATACGTATGTAATTTGTATGATGTATTATGAGATCATACAAATAGATTATGGTAAGTAATGTATAAAGTATTATGTTAGCATTAGCAGTCACCGCATGCGATACGGTCCTTGATATGGTCGGGTAAAGATCTGCTAAATTTGTTATCATCTATCACGATAGGTTGTCCCTGTTCAATACCAGTGGTATATGATGAGCAATCATCGCATGCGATGCGATATCTTAGATAATGGGGCATAAAAATGCTGGTACGTACGACGGTGTTGTCGTGTGGTTCAGATACCCGAACATTTCGAGAGACGATATTAGTGTGATTATAGGGAAAATCGTTGTATGTAGCACTCTCAATATTAGTAGATGTAGGTTTTATACAATCATTCCTAGAGTCTGTCACTGGGCAAGCGAGTCGGTTCTTAAGATGTCGTGATAAGAAGGCGCTATGCCTGCAACCATCACTATTTGCAGATGTATTAGGTGGCAAAAATCCGCGCTTTGCTGAACCTCCCGACATATAAGGGTTTTCTAATGCTCCTTTTTTTACAGGCGCGACGTATCCATGACTGCGTGCTTTAGCAAGAGCACGTTTTGTATCATGCATATCATAACGTTTGTAACTAAGAGGTTGTCCATTAGGGACTATACTGGTTCGTCCGATAGTGCTAGTTTTTATGCGGCGAGTATGGTCATCGATAACCTTTTCAATAAACTGTCTACGTCCCATGGCAAAAGACGCAGATGAGTCACTGACTCCAAACTTAGGAGGATTTGAATGTTTAGCAGTCATTGTTCCATTATTTATAGGAGTTGTTTGTGAATCACGTGGTTGTTTAGGTATTGTGATTCCACTCTTTATTGGAGACGATGCATAACTTCCTCCACTAAAGGAGATATTACAGTATTGGTGAAACGCAATAGTTGTCATGTAGGATGTGTATATACATATACAATCGAAAAGAATGCAGAATATTAAATATTTTAGCAATGTATTATATAACTCGAGATGAACTCGTACTTATTCGAGTTTTTGGCTACACTTGTCTTTATCTATGTAATTTTAGCATCAAAGGGCAACGCATACGCATGCGGTTCGATCTTTGCCATATTGATTATCTTGGGTTCAAGATTTTCTTCCTCTGGAACCCTCCTAAACCCTGCCGTCACTATTGCGATGCTTACCGCTGGCAAGACCGCCGCCAAGGATGTCGCACCCTACATTGGCGCACAGATCGCAGGTGGTCTTGCTGCCGTCGAATTATTTAAGAGATTAAGAATCGGTGCGTAAGAAAATATAATCGACATACATAGTATAATGGTAAATACTAAAAAAATGCGCGGAGGACGTAAGATACGCGGTGGAGGTATGGAAGACTATTGGACTGGTGCTAGCAGTTGGTTAGGAGATATGACGAAACGTGCTAAGCATGCTGCTGGATACCAAGAAGATCCTAGTCCAATAATTCCAGATTACACTGCGCCAATGACTGAGTCAACCGAACCAATGGCTGATCCAATGGCTGATCCAATGGCTGAACCAATGGCTGAACCAATGGCTGAACCAATGGCTGGTCCAATGGCTGGTCCAATGGCTGATCCAATGGCTGGTCCAATGGGTGGTCCAATGGGTGGTCGTCGTTCTCGTAAAAGTCGCAAGAGTCGTAAGCATGCAACCAAAGGTAAAAAGAGAAAGAGTAAGAGACGTGGAAAACGCAGTCGTCGCACACGTCGTGGTCGTCGCTAGATAAATTGATTATATATTTTACTATTCTACTACATATAATTATCGTAGTAGAAAAGTCGTTCCATACATATGTCTGACCACGCTCATGCAGTTTTAGTATTCTATGGAGGTATTGTTGGGTTCATTGTAATCATCTTGTGTTTATGGTGTATCACTCATCGTCGTAGGGTCATTATTCAAGAAGTTCCGCACATTTTAGACGAAGAGAATGTTTACACGACGGTGAATAATGTTCACTCTTCAGGAGAGTATAATAATATGTAACTACCATGCATTATAATGAGTATATCGGTGTATTTTATTTCTTTCTATGCGTCATGATACAATACATCATATAGATAAGAAGAAATCCTAAACAGACAAAGTATAATTGTGACATAATATCACTAGGCATGGAAACCGGATTGTTCTTTTGTATTTGAATATTATCTGCAAACCCTTCTGAACATCGTTTACCAGTAACAGGGTTAGTTCCACTGCTTCCCCAACTGCACGGGTTTATGTCTTTAATGTCTGCATTTGCAACGAATTGTGTTTCCGTATCTGTTCGGTTGTTGATATCAATTGTTTCCATGGTAATTGCTTGACATTGTGGCGTTGAACCAGTAGTGAATGCTGACATGATCGCCATAGGATTGAGTGCTTCCATATTAGAGATTGCTCCTGGTATAAGACCTCTAAAGCTCTTCATCTCTATGCCCATCACACTAGGCATCATAGGAATACCCCCTTCTGGTACATTGTTGATGTACAAATATCGTGGAACGTCTTTTTCGGTTTTTTCATCTTTGCATTTCGCACCTGTTTTCATAAAATACTTGTTTCCTAATGGGCGTCCTGTTGCTGATGCGCCTTTTCCTGTAATAAGAACCTCAACGTAATCTACTAATCCATCAAGATTCCGACCTAATTGTGGTAGACTTCCACTTGTGCCCATGTGTAGGCTTTTTGGTGCTCGGATATTTTTGCTATAGGGGTAAGTTTCTACCGTTGCCCCTGTATTGCTGGGTGCCATATCTGAAAACATTTGTATGTGTTATATGAATACGGATTTCGTACTATACTTGCAGATAAAAATAGTGTCTGCAGGTATTATTTGATATTCACTGTATGTGTGATATATTACAATTAGTGTAGTCCTGTGACTGGTTTGCTTGTGGCTTTCTGTGCTTTATTTGCACGACCTGTTTGTGTAGATTTAATATTAGCCATTTGCTGATTCAACTTGTCTACATTAGTCTGTATATCAGAAACATGTTTTTCTAGTGGCGCAATCTTTTTAATATGTTCCTCCATATATTGAATATTTCCCGAGTTTGTTTGAACCTTGGTAGATAAGTTTTCATTGCTAGGATTGTATTTATTTTGTACTCCTTCCACAATAGATTTTGAAGACCATATGTTTAGTTGATGTGCAATTATAGAAGCGAATATAATAATAATTCCGATACGAATGTATTTATGCATATTTGAGTATTAGTATCGGTATATATTGTATAAACATAATATTTACTCATTGTATAGTATACGCCGTGACAATGAGTACAAACTCTATATCAACGAATTTGCGACCATTTACAAACAATGACCTTACAAATGATATTAGTTATAGGCACGGTTTACCTCGTCCATTAAAATGGAATTACCGTCTAGGGAAAATCAATACAGTAAGTCTAGATGAAGCCTCTCCAAATAAATATCAGGTTACAAATAATAGTCGATTTGTAAGGGCGAGTAAGTCTGTTCCATTAATCGGATTACTTATGGATCGTCCAGGACATGGGGTTATGACAGAGACTAGTTCTGTTTTGGATACATGTTTAACACCAAATAATATGGGGTTAGCATCTGATTGCTGTAAAGAACAACATGCATTAACCCGTGTTCGTGGCGCTAGCACAGTGATAAAGCCAAATCCTGTTACTGGAAAAGACTACTACCCAACACAACAGCAGTACCTACGTTCACGTGGTAAGACACTTAAGCAGAATTCTTTTCATTATACGAATGGAACAGGATGTGATCCCACCAATATTAACGCTCCCAATATTAGCACCCCTATTTTCGCACCCAATAATGAGCAATTTGCCCAACAGGGTGGAGTATCTAGCAGTTCACGAACTACCCGATTAACATTGAATACAATTAAGACCTCAGTTAGTATGACAAATGCCAATCCAACCCCAAAGAATTTTGATAATTGCCGTTCTTCTCTTCCTGCTAGTATGCGTGCAAGTCAGAGATGTAGATAGAAATTATTGTGTCTATGATGGTGGTCTACATGTCGGTATTTCAAACTTTTCACACCACGAAATACATCGAAGGATAGATGTATTTTTTAAATAATCGATAGAGTTATCCTTTGCATAATTTCTTATCATTATAACAAGGCTATCATATTTTTCCACATATTTTTGTGCGATTAACATGTTACACTCTTCTACTTTTGTTATAAAATATTGTGACATTTTACAATCTATAACTGAACTGATAATTTGGTTAGGTGCAATGGTATTTACATTGTTTGCATTAGTAATTAAATTATCAATAATTGATGATGATTGGTTTGATAAAAGACCTGATAATATAACAAATCTACTATCTGTATCCTCAGATACAAATGGTCGAACAATGTACATATGTTGATATTTTCCCGACAACAAATATAGTATGTCTAAAATAGGTTTGAAAACAAGCATATTGGTTTTTATGACAACAGAACCACGTTTAGCTTGACATGAAAGGATGATTGCAAGGGTTTTCAATAAAAATACTACATATGTATGTGAGTATGCTACTTCAGATGCACATACATCTACATAAATGACTGAAATATTTCTAAATGGGGGATGTGATGTTATATGTTCAAATCCCACTATTGTATGAATCTGTGATGGTAATACATGTGTAAACTCAATTGTTCTTTGTGGTATCATATGTGAAATAACCCCCTTGAAACAATCAATGTCGTCCCCAATGTACATAATATTGTTGTTTTCTTCTCCAGATTTCATAGGTTCTAGTATATTACCTATCGACATAACTTCTACACGCGTAAAGAATGCATTCGTAATTTTGCCATATTTGATACGTTCTTGAACGAACTTCGGTAGAACCACATCACATAGCATTCCATATCCATCATTAATTTTTGTTAGTTTAGATATGTCAGTCTTTGAAACGTTATTTTGTTTTGCAACATGAGATATATTGAATTGTGAAGTGATGTTAGGTATATTATCAAAAAAACTATTGGATAATATTGGGATTGATGGACCATTGGTGGTTCGAACTATCAATGGTATATCCATTGGTTTTGTTGGGATGGGCGAATAATTCATATAACTCATAATTTTGTCTTATTGGTAATTATAGTATAGTATCTCTATAGTCGTAAACTACTAGTGCATCTATACCGTTTGAACTGAAATATACAAATATTTGTTTGCGAACATTTGTATATGAAAATATATGTGTTTTTTATTTACCCATTATGTGTGTTAATTATCACTACTTCCATCAAGTACCATGGTCTGGTTTAATTTTGTTGGTTTTCTAATTTTGATGGTTTTTTTCTTCTTTACTTCTACTGGTTTCTCTTCGACTTCTTCCAATGAAGTAGGTTGTTCTTCTACTTCAATGGGATCATCATTGTCTATCTCTGCTACTTGTTCTTCATCTTCGATATCGTAATCGACATTCTCTTCTTCACTGGGTTTATTAGTTGCAATCTTATCTAAGTCTACGGTGATAATCTTTTTGAATACAAAGTATCGATTTTTGAATGATATTTCTTTTTCCTTATCACTCATGGTGCATGCAGATATATAACGGTTTTCATTGGATGATATCATTTGATGATATAAGTCTTCAAATAATCCACATCCTGAGGGAAGTCCAAGATTTTGTGCATCAATATCTGTTAAAACCTGAAATCCATAGTTTTCCATAACGCGTGTAAGATATTCAAAGTTGACTAAATATTCATATGCCTCTTTATTGATGGTCTCTTGAAACACATTGATTTTATATCCAACGCTTGTATGGTCGTCGTCAAACGTCTCTTCGTCATACATTTTGGTAATACCCCATAGTTTTGTTTTCTTGTTATAGAGTTCTATTTCATCTGTTTTATTTTTCCCTTTCAGCATATTGAATATTCGTTTGCCATCGTAACACGTTCCTATAAAATACCCTCCCACTTTGGTGCATTCTGCAACATTTCGAATAAATCGATGTAATATATCATCGTCCTCGAAGAAGTAGTGTAATGCAAACTGACACGATGTTACATTAAATCCGTTTTCTCCTATTCCGTAGTGTTTTTCAACTCCTTTTCCAAGGGATGCATTTTTTGGAGAAGTTCCAAATACAGAAGCTGTTATTTGCTTTGCCTTTTCAGTTTCCATTGCGTTACCTGAACGAATATTGAATTTGCTATTTCCAATAACAAATAATGCAGAAGGCATGGATTTCATGGTTTTCTTTTTGTTGAGATACCTAGCACACGCACCATTAATCTGATTTTCAATATTATCTTTGGATAGATCTATACCAAATACAAAGGATAATCGTGCGTCTGTCCATTTTGAGAAGTCTCCACCCTTGCCGCATGCAACATCAATAAGTGTGTCATCTGGTCGTGATACCTTAGTGATAAGCATCTTTTTGACATATAGGTTGTGAAAATTACATAATGCATTAGTGGTTCTGTCTTGTTTCATGGTATTATAATAGACCCCATCATCTACATTAGGAATATTTAACCCTGACTTGAGCATGACTTCTGTAATGGGATAATGAATAGACCTCCAATTGCTATTGGCAACCTGATAACTGTTACCGAAGCCTTTGTGTGTAGTTCGCATTTCGGTTGTTTTATCGTATCGCACACGTAATGGTATCCATCTCCACTTGGAATCATTTGATATATCATATCGAAACTCAACGATAGTTTTATCGCCAAATACTTCATTTTCTTCTGTATACATCTGCTCATCGCCATTGCCATCGGTTCGTAATATTATATTGCATACACCACCATTAGCATCATATGGGTCAGATGGAAAGAACTGCATAGGTCTATATCCAGAGGTGGGTATTTGGTTGTCTTCTTTTTCTGTTTTTTCGGTTGGTTTGTTGGAATGTTGTAAAACATCATCGTAAACATCTTGGCATGGATTCATATAAACATTTGTATCTTTTCTGTCTTGTTTAATAACATCATTAAACCCACACATTAATGTTAATGTCTTGTAAGATTTTACTTGAGATGCTCGCCCAACATCCATTCCACCGTCGTATAGTGTTTTTATCATTGGTTTTCCATCAGTTCCTTTATTAACTGATACTAGGAAATCCACGGTGTTGAAAACAGCAGGCTTCCATTTAAAGGACCTAGGCCATGTGTATTTTTTAAGAGGTCCTACTTTACCCACCTCTTCGCCACCTACGCCAAGATTGCTAGGAGTAAATATGAGACCATCTGTTGTATATTCAAATAGACCATTGTCAATACGGTCTAATATTTTCTTACACCCTGCAAATATGCTAACGGTATCAGTGGTGGCATAAAACTGTTTTACGGAAACTCGGATTGGACTTGATTTCGGTTGTTGCGTTTCTGTATCCATTACAACTGATACTAGGTTCAAGTTTTTTAACATATGTGTCAGTATGTGATGTCGTGATTTATTCCTATGTCTATCATTTTCATCATTTTCTGCAGTGATTTCACGAAAGAACACGTGCGAACGAACGTCTTTACCATTTACGAAGTATACGTCGAATGCTGCAAATAGATTTATAAATTTTCCATGTTTGTCGTGGGCAATAATCTCACCATCTAAAAGCGAATTATAAAACAGTTTATTGGTTGTCATTGCTCCAGTGAATAAGAGTTTCATATTACTATTTATTAGATAAACCTGTCCCGAACTGGTAATAAAGAATAGTCTGCGTTCGCCATCAGCCTTGTCGGTGACAGTATAATTGTCTCGCACATTGATAAGTGTTGAGTTATAGTCGGGTGATTTATTGTCAACTATGTTTCCAATTTGAAGCGTGTGTGACGATGGTCCTACCCAATGAGACTGTGAAGATAATTGCATATAAGGGCTATGACCAATTAGACGCAGATACTCTACCCCTACATCAACTCGTTCACTTACTGAAACAGGAAAGGATGTCTCTTGAAGACCCATGAGTACAAACTTGGTGCATGTGCGTACTTTTTCGATAAGTTCTTCCATAGTTTCAGTATCGGTTCCCATACCAATTAACATATTATCTACTTCAATCTCGATTTCATATGTTTCGTTTGCCTGAAAGACACCTGCTTCGGCTGTAGTATAGTCTCGTACAAATGAGTTTGAGTTTGGTCTTTTTGGATTTTTAACAATACTCATGTCAATGCGTACTGGATAATCAGGATGTGTAAATGTCACTCTATTAATGTAACGAAACTGTTTTTTGCTTTTCATCCAATCGTCTAATATAGCTTTTGTAATACCATGTGGGGATTTTATGTTATATTGTTCTTCTGTCTTCAATGCCACACTGAAATGAAAGTCGTGAAATATCGCTTCTTCTACTTTTTTTTTGGTATCAGGATGGATCATGTCTTTCTTATTCTCCATAGAGACTGAATCACTATAAGTAGGACTATTCAGCAATTTATTGATATCGTTGTGTATGCAGTAGTCTTGGATTGCGGATATGCCTCGGATCTCCGTTCGTGGGTTCATTAACGTCATTGTACCTTGGTCGTCTATTATTTCATTCTGAACTCGCAGTAGGTATGTACCGACATCAGATGCGGTTGTGAATCCCAAAGAACGAAGTTTAGATACAACGTTGTCATAATCATTGCGCGTGATATCTTGAACCTTGGAACGATTCCATTTATGAGTTTGATTGCATTTCTTAATAGTGGAGAATTTTACCTCTAGTTCATTATTTATGCTAACTACTTCACCAATACGTGGTTTTTTTGCCCAAAACAATTTGTATATGTTATCTAGGTTTTCGCCTGCTTTTTTTGTAAAATCGCGAAGTTCTGTAGTGGTATAAGGTTTGGCATCAAAGTTGCCATTTCTCTGTCGTGTGTGGACCTTTGTTCCGTACGCTTTATGTTTACCGCTCATAATATACTATAAGCACCTATTATTAAATGATAGTTGTATTAATTTGACATACAATGCATTCAATTCTAACATAATCATATATGTATGCTCACTGCATACGTGTATGATCCATATAGATGCCTAAACTGTGACATCTGATGTGTTATTATACATTTAGATATTTTGAACAATGGTTTCGTATATCTGAGGTTTTGTCTTTTTCCATACACTATCAGAGTCCAATATTTTCAGTTTTATAATCATATCTCGTAATTCGCCTACCTTATAAGATGATATTGCACGAAGAGGGTTTGTGATACTTACAGCCTTTACATAATATGGATATGTACTATTATCTGGCTGTCGGCGTAAATACTCGTCCAGTTTGGCGGGCGTTGTTTCTACTTCATACCCATATCTCGTATGCGGACTGTCGTATTGATGAATTATATGTACATTATCTGATTCGATATTATCTACATCAAGTAGGACTTCATATACTTTGCGTCGATGAACAAACAAAAGGTTTAAGTTACTAGCGACACATAGTGCGATAAATGTTTTTAAGTCAATAATTTTATCATGAACTAACGTGTTTTCAATTGTATCGATTCCTCTTATCTTATTTGCAGTTAGATGTTTGCGATTCAATCGAATGAGTTCAACGCATTTCAACTTTTCATTTTTTTCTACCATAAATCGGTTGGTATCAAGCATTTCATATGCAGTAAAACCATTAACCAATATATAGTAGTGCCAGAACAACTGGTCATGTTCTTTGGGAAAAAATATCTCTTGTTTATTTTCCTGTGCGCGTTGGTCATTCTTCAAAGTCTTCTCACAATCGTTGGTAGATTGATTAGAATTATTTTGTAATGTACTACTTTTAGAATGAGTATGTTGAGTTGATTGTGTTAGGTTTTTCAATGAAAACATGTATGGCTGTAATGTTTTAAGTGCAGTATGTATTGGGTCACATCTATTAATGGTTTCATTGTCTATAGAGTGATTCATAATAAATGTTATGAAGTATGCTTATGGGTTACTAGTAATAAGTGGGGATATCTCTTTATGCTCTTCTAACATGTAATTTGCATCCGTATCTAATTGTGTATCGATAAACGTAAGGTCGTGCTCTTGCTGTCTTACATATTCTAAAAAGGAACGTAACTCATCAATAATATTATTTGAAACATCAGTCATATTAATATGCACTCCATATTTGTTCTCGTTTATAACCATATCAGAATGATTATCAAAAATACGTAATATTTCTACTTGGTTTATTTTTGATAGACCCTCAATATTTGAACATAATACTTGTAGATCTTGTGGCGAACAATTGTTCGCATTGTTTGTATAAACAATTGTATCGGTAGCCATATCATTAAATATAGCGCCATATTTAAACCATTTGAAATATAATACAGTGTTTATGTTACTAGACAAGTGTTTCATTTATTTTAATACGTTGTAATTTATCAGTATCTCGCTCTCCTGTGTTACGTGTATTCGGTTCAATAAGTTGTGCAACAATTGATATATGTGTGTCATGTAACTCAAATCGTTGTCCAATTACTTTAACATTAATAGTATCTCCTTCGTTGATGCTGCTAAAATATTCACTGTTGTAATTATGATCGCGAGTAACAAATACCACAATTGGACTTGGAGATAAAACACTTTCTGCACGAATACCTGCTTTGGTTACATTTTTTGCAATACATTTAATAACCATATCTTCTACTGGATGACATATTTGACATTCAAATACAGTTGTAAAACATATATTATCTCCGTTGGTCTTGCCTGCAGAATAAGACCGCATACTAATCGAACCTGCCTTGATAAATCCCTCTACACTACATCGTCCCTCATATTTCATTGTTAATGACCGCTCAAGGGTTTGTGTTAGATTCTTTCCTACATTGGTAATATGAACAGCAACTTGTCTTTCTAGAACTGCGCGGTCAAACAACGATGTATCTGGCTGACCCGCACCTGCGGCGATGTTTTTCCGTCCAGATTGTTGTCGTTGGGTGGTACTGCGTGGAGAAGACTTCATTATGAGTACTATATACTATGAATACTATTTTATATCATAGTAATAGACATAAAATATGATTCAATTTAGTTAGAGAATTGGACTATCGCATGACACTGTATCAACCTTATGATTTTTATTTTGATTTTCTAATGAAATCCTATCGTTGATTGCTTTTGTCATTTCGTTTTTAGATACCGACCGCGGACCGACTGTATTATCAGTGTCATATACAATCTCGCCAAGACATTCCACCAATTTACTAATCTGCTGCGTTGAACATACCTCTGGAAGAAATCGAATAAAATAATGGGTTTGGTTATTTTTTGATATTGCCTCTTCTGGAGTTTCCGTATATATAATTTTTCCGGCATATACTCCAACCCTACGTATGGCTGCATGCGGTATAATAGGCGATTTTCCTTCCTTTGTATCAGCCATATCAGGACGTTTTACAAAGAAGAAATGCATAGGAGTGTAGACAATCGGATTGGGTCGAGGATGTTCTTGTTTCACCCATATTTGAAATACGCATGGACTATCATGATCTTTATCGTTTACTAAAAATGACTTTTCACTCAGATCGGATTGGTGAACAAGATGAAAATGTTGAGAAAATGCTCGACGCATGCTGTCTTTTTTGAAACTTTTTGGTAGAATAAATGATATTGTATCAGCAAATGTGCATGTTTTTTTAATAAACTTGATAGCAAGACATGATTGACGCCCAAATGGTGGGTTTCCTACAACATGAATGCGTCCATTAGGTGCACGTCCACTTGTCATATCATCAACATGAATATCAAGATAGTTACATTTAATCACTTGTGGATGGTCAGGTTGAATATCATACATTCTTACTGGACATAACAAGGATTTAAGTGGAGAAAGAAATGATGCATTTCCAGCACTTGGTTCAATAATGATATCACATAGTTTCTTTGGAACTGCATATTTTTTCATTAGTTTTACACATTCCTGTGCTACTGTTGGTTTGGTATAATATTTATCAATAGGATCTCTATCGAGACCTGTTGTTTGTTCTACACGTGGGGTAGTAATATTAATATCTTCTGATGGGTTGATGTTGATTGACATATATATTATAGATGTCAATTAGGTCTTATATCATTGTTACTTTTTACTTTTATCCTTCTTTGGAAACAATATGTTATAAAATCTATGATGGTCATTATAAGAGAAGAACCAGCGTTTTCCGTCCTTTTTAATAGAATCATAATAGCGAAAGATAAACTCTACAAACACGCACATTTCTTGCATTACATGATATTTGGTTTGTTTCCCTTTAACATTGCTAGTATATTTCATTGATTCGACTATATCTTCGGGAATAAGTTTTTTCAAAGTCTCAATCTTACTATCCATTTTCATCTCACTACATCGATGACCTTTACCAGCGATACTTGCATTTTTTATTTTGAATATTATATTCTCGTTTTTCATGTCATCACCGTTAAATCCAAACAATGCAGACAGAGCATCAGTTGAAATTGTATTATTCTCATTAATGTATTGTTGAACATCCTTGATGTCTTCGGGTTGCGCGGCAGTCCATTTACAAGTGTCTTCTCCGCCGCCAGCAGCGCCTTTTTTTCCATTTTCGCGAATATATATTTTCGCCTGATCAACCTTTTTAGATACTGTATCGTAAAACACAATGGCAGTAATGGGATAGTCTCCCGGAATTTCAAGTTGTTTTGAAATGAACCATGCTTTGAGACGGGTTTTCATTTCTAGATTAGGGTCTATCATATTACCATCGAATATATAATGAAGAAGGGTTATTTTGTGTTCAATCGCGATTATATCCATCAAATGTTCTAATAAATACTGTTTTGATGTATCCATGTCAATTATAGATCTATCCACCATTTTCTTGATAGCCGTTCCAATATATTTGTATGTATTGGGTTCACCTCTTGGAAGTCCATTTACAGTATTTATACCGGTTATTGCATCATTGTATGCATTATTTAAAGATGAAATAATTGCATCGCTTGTTGATATCTGGTACTGTGACGATGTAATCGATGTCGCTTTAAACTTACCAATTTCGGATGATTTTAGATTTTCCTTTTCCTGTTTCCCAGATTGTTCGACACTAGTTGTATCAGTTGGTTTTTCGACAATAGTATTTGATTGACCAGTGGTGCGTAGTAGATTATCGTCAATATCAGTATTGATATTCATCTTGATTTTCAGTTTTTCATGTTTCATTTGTAGTGGAATAGATCTTTCGAATAGGGTGATGTGTTCGTCCATGAGTTCGATAGGTTGGAACAAGTAGTAGTCACCTATATTAATCAGTCGCCCATTACGTCCATAGGTGTCTGTTATATATTCAGTATCTGTGTCTACAAGAATTGTAAGTGCTGTATAAACTTGTGATATAGGGTATTCTCGTGGATGCATAAGTCTAGCGATAATTTCTTTTTGTTTATAAAAATGTTTCTCTTTGAATAGAGATCGTATTTTATGTATAATTTTGTCAGTGTTCATCGTAATGAATCCCTCGCCATACGTAGTATTATTTAAGTTTTGTTCAATGATATTTACTGCATCGGATTGACTATAGCATTTGTATTCTCCGTTTTCCATAAAATCTGTCAACATAGTGTGTGATTTATCTCCTATTTTGAAGTTGGGAATTACCTGTCCAGTTGATAGTTCTTGTTCTACATCTTGATTCATTGCCGATAGACTGAAGTTTGTTTGAGCATGATTGAGAAAACAATCTACGGACAGTTCCTTCAACACTCGTGTAACTCTTCCGATTTGTATGGCCTTAAACTCTGCATTACGATAGACATACATATCAACGGTCTCTAACATTTCATCTCTTACAGATGACCCGTATAAGAATATCTGTACATTTCTCTCTCGAAATGGTAATAGTTTATGACTATTATGACGAACAGCACGTCCTTCGATTTGTTCTATGCGACTTTTATTATACCAAGGCTCGATGATATGTACTTGTCGAATAAATTTTAAATCAACTCCTTCCGAACCTGCCATGGATACAAGTACAACCTTAATATAGTCTCCATACAAGTTATTATCCTTTGTAGCATTCGCTATATCTAACGCGTTGTCTGGAGATATACGTTTATCTCCTGTTATCATGATGTATTTTGCTGGGAGTTTTTTCTCTCCTATACGTAGTGATTGAGTAGGCGGGGTTTTAAATAATGATTTGTCAGATGACCCATGACGAGTGATACCCATTGATTCTAATGCTAGTGCCATAGGTATAAGACCTCCATCTAGATATTGAGAGTAGATTAATACTACGCCAACAGACTGCATAACACAGTCACATATTTGTTTGATTTTACCACTATATTTTCCCACATTTTCAATAGAGAAAAAGTTTTTATGTTCTCCAGCCTGAACCCATGGTTTGTACTCAAACTGCCCTTTCATATAATTACTTTCGGTGCGTTCATCAATATAGTCCATAGTTGCCTTGAGACCGCGTGTCCCAATCGAATCTTTTATTGATACTTTTCCGTCTTGTATCATAGATTGAATATCGTAGGATGTTGATGTATCTACTGTCGTCAAGTTGTTCATAGGAAATGTCATATTTAAACATTGTATAGGATCCTGAAGTCGTGTATATCCTATTCGATTAGCCCCTACTATATCAGCAGCAGCATTATCTTCGTTAATAGTCGTATCTTTGTCACCTTCAACGTCATTTGTTGAAACCATTTCACTAATCATACTGTTGTACACTTCCTCTTGATATTCACCTGCTCTAATAACGTATATATTTGCATCTGTTATAGTTGTAACACTGTTTGGAACCACTTCCCCTCCTAGAATGCTTTTAGTTTGCTTAGGAAGCGATTGAAACGTTTTTTCTGGTTCAAATATGTCGGGATACATGCGATACGGGAAGGTGTATGGGTTTTCACCTCTAACAAACGATACATATCCAGTAAGTTTGCGTATCAATACTTCTCGACCACTCTCTGTAGTATCAGATTCTTCCTGAAACTCGCCATCTGCATTGAATACATCAGAAACTTTAATGAGGCCTCTTTTATCATTCATATTCATAATATTGGTTAGCCATATAATTTCCTTGTAACTATTGAACATAGGTGTTCCTGATAGCAGGAGAAGTTTCATGCTTCTTGTACTTTTTATAAGTACCATGAATTGGTTCGCGACTAATTTATTGCCACTATCCTCGGCATTTCTGATGTTATGTACTTCGTCTATACAGAGAAGTCGTCCATCAAACTCCTCTTTTAAATTACGTTTGATACGCGCAATATTTTTTGAAGACGTATTAGGTTCATCCGAACGAATACCAATATTTCCTTTTTTTTCAATATAATTTGCAAATTCTCGATATCCCATAAACTCATAAGATTCGTTAATAATTCGATTAATTTGAAGGATAGTACGTTCTTTTGAGACATTCATAGTTTTCGTAGGGTTTATTTCCCGAATAAGTTTATTTCCAATGCATGATTTAATAGACCATTCTCCATTAACGTTTGTCATCGTAGATGGATTAAACAATTGAGACCGAAAGTTATCTTGAACATTAGGAGACGCTACTATCAAAATCTTTTTAGAATTTCCTATTTGACGAATGTAGTCACGATGTTCTTCACATATACCAATAGCGGAACAAGTTTTTCCTGTTCCAAGACCATGAAACAATAATAAACTATTATATGGCGTGTGTGCAGATAAGAAGTTTTTGACAAATAATTGATGTGGACTCAACTCGAAATCCATTTTTTCTAGTTCGGCTGCACGTTCTTCTACATTGTATATTGTTCCATCATACATTGTGTCGTGAAACTCTCGTTTGTTAGCAATCTTTAGTGAAAAATTAGGGTCGTTCATAGTTGGATAGAGATCGTTACTGGTATCATTAGATTCAAGGTTAGTTCGTTCAATGACCTCTTGTTTGATAAGAAACTGGTTACATTGATGCATAGGTTCATACACAGTATTGTTAAAATCACATTGTTCTCTTATACTTGAGTGCTGATTTGTATTGTCAGTAATGATAACATTCGGACTATTTTCATCAATATCATAAGTGATGTTTTGGAGTTTTTCCGAGGTAGATGATGACATACTACTATATCCTACGAATAAAAACTACAGTCTTTTAACAAATTGCTTACATTCTTCACAATGCGAATTTTCTCTAAACTATATGGTCGTATGCTGTCGATGCATTGTGATATAGACTTCCATTCTAGACCGCTTACTTCTGAACGTTGATATTTTGTGAGGTCATGCTTGTCTGCATTTGTATTTGCTACATAAAACTTGTGTTTGTATGATTTGAAGTTTGACCCTATAAAATATTCTTTGTATGGAACTATATTTTCGATAATACTAATTGTTTTTTTACAAATTCCAGTTTCTTCTTCAAACTCACGTAGTGCACAATCAATATCATTTTCACGAAAGTTTCGACGGCCTTTTGGAAACTCCCATTCTTGTTCTGTCCATGATGTATGGCTATTATGAACCATATCGACAAGAGTGGTAACTGTTTCTGTTCCTGATGTATCCATACTGATAACCCCTACAGTTCGAAGTATTTCAAATTTCTTTGAAGATATAATCTCTTCTGAACGATACGCCCCAGGAGTGGAACGTGACCATAATTGTGACCACAATGCGGAAAATGGGCAAATTAATATACGGTTCTTTTCATCTAGTGTCATCTCATCAATACATTTTTGAACTTGAAATCGGTTTGTAACTGAATATTTCCCCCGAATAAAATCAATATATCCGAATGTATCTTTACGTCGGATCATTAACATTTTTGGATTATTTTTCGTAGTAAGGTCTACTAAAATAATACCATAACTTGTGAATGGTAACTTACATTGGTAGAACATGTGTCCAGTCTTACCACAATTGCTACATGTAGTGGCAGCAGGTATATACGTATCTCTATGTCTCGTATAGGCTGAGGGAACTAGAGGACGCAATACAATATTATTCATTGTATTGGTGCTCATATTACTATTGATACTATTAGTACCATTGTCATTTATTTGTGATTCTGCAACAGAAGCAGATGCGGTATCATCTATTGTAATATTCATATAATGGTTGATGTAAAGTAATTCTAGTACTACTATTGTAATGTATCTAAGCGGTGAATAATCCGAAATATAATATGATTTTAGGGTAATGACACTCTTAGATGCAACAATATGGGGTCCTCAGTACTGGTTCTTTTTACATACCATGACAATGACCTATCCACTAAAGGCCAATGACGTGGTCAAAAAAAAATACTATGACTTTATCCAAAACCTACCATTATTTATTCCAGACGCATCTATGTCGAAATCCTTTCAAACAATCTTAGACACTTATCCTGTCTCTCCCTATTTAGACACACGAGATTCTCTAACACGGTGGATGCATTTTATTCACAACAAGATAAATAAAAGACTTGGGAAACCCGAGATATCGATGACCAAGTTCTATGAAGACTATCATGAAAAATATAAAACACGCAATATAAAGATTGTCGAGTACGCCAAAACAAAGAGGCAAATACTTTATGCTCTTCTTATGTGCGCACTTCTCGTGAGTATATATACAATAAACCGTCAGTGATAATAATAATCAAAATAAAATGGCAATAGAGTACATACACATATTATAATCATGTCATCATCATCATCCACACATATGACAGGGGCTGGATCAATTGGTTCAGGTGGATACGGATGTGTATTTTTACCAGAATTATCATGTGAAAAGACTGTAGGAGTGACGAGTGACGATATCGTTACATCAGTCAATAATAAGTACGTTACCAAATTAATGACAAATAAACATGCCGATATTGAGTTCCAACTTATACGTTCCTTTGACAAGCGATTAAGTGCAATTCCCAATCACTCGAACTATTTCATAGTGACAAATGTGTCTAAATGTCGTCCAGGACCACTAACTAAGCGTGACTTACACGCCTATGAAAAACAATGCAAACCTTTGATAAAGAAAAATATAACCCGAAAGAACATCAATCGCTCTCTCAATAAAATTACTGCATTACGAATACCATACGGAGGCGATACGATAGATGAGTATTGGATGAAACATGTGAATAATCGCTCTAATATGGAAACAATAATCGCCTCATTGCAGAGCCTATTTAATAATGGTATTTTACCAATGAACCAGTTAGGATTATATCATGGAGACATAAAATCATCTAATATCATGTATTACCAAAGCAATGCAAAATTAATCGATTGGGGTCTAGCGTTTGATTCCTCGTACAAGAGAGACCACAATGCCGACGGCGTTAGTCGATTGGCCACATATCGTCCATTTCAGTTTAATGTGCTACCTTCATGCATTATATTTAACTCCGAGTTCCGAACGGCTGTATCTGGATTGTTAAAAACAAATGACAATCCGACACGTAAGACAATTACCGATTTTGTTGCAGGATTTATTATTGATTGGTATAAAATTCGAGGTCAAGGATCAGTATCATTAATGGTTACCCTATACGATAAACTTGTTCCCTACGCGGCAAAAAAATGTGATATTCCACTCACGACTGCGGTAGGGTCATATATAACAACCGATAAGGGATGTGTGGTTCCTAGTTTTGCTGTTGTATACATTAGTAATGTTCTAGAGAGATTCATTCAAAATAAAAAGTTTCAAATGAAGGAATATTACAATGAGGTTTATCTCAAAAATATAGACATATGGGGTTTCGCAATGTCTTTTCTTGTTCTATTTAACCTATTATGCAAGAACGAGGGAACACTTAATAATACTGAAAAGAAATCGTTACGTTCTCTCTGTGAGATGTTTATTTACATCCTTGAAACGGATGCAAGTCCAATGGATCCAGAACGCATATCAAGTTATGTAGGAGAAGTAGTAGATAACTATCACGGATAGGTATAATTATCTAGATATATAGTATTACAACCGCCTTACCATTCCATGCGTTTAGAACTTATTGTATTAATAATTGCTGCATTTTTTGCATATAACGCATATCACGACGGAAAGTACACATCAATGATATATAAAAATAAGAAATATATTCAGATTGCGGGATACCTATTAGCAGGAGTTTCTCTCTACATGGTTCTTCGCAAAGACCCTGTTAGAGGAAGAAAGATGTTATTACATGCAAATGATACTATTAAATATCTTCCCATTGACAAGACATCTACTAATATATTATCTCCCATAATAGATTTTACGGTTGGAGACAGTTCCAATAACAGTTTTATGGGTTCGCTTAATCCATCTCGACCACATTCATCTGTTTCTAATATGGAGCAGAAAATCCTTCAGTCAGGACGTGTTAGTAACCAACGACAAGGACAGAAACCCAAAGCTACGAAACGTTCTGTAAGTGAGACTAAAAAGAAGTATGTTGCCTCAATGCAAGATTGGAAGTGTGGAGGATGTCATGAAAAGTTGAACGCATGGTTCGAGATTGATCACAATACACGTCTTGAATATGGTGGTGGAAATGATGTTCAGAATCTTGTAGCCTTATGTAGGAATTGTCATGGTAAGAAAACCGCATTCGAAAATATGTGATGCCGTAACACTACCCATTTATTGTCTCGACACAATATATGGATAAAACACTAACTCCAGAAATATCAAAAGATACTGAATCTATATTATTTGGACCTATTGAAAAATTAAGCAACGGAAACAACTATGTTTTTTTTGTTACGCTTGTCCTGTTCCTTACTGGAATAATGTTCGCATTGGCGTTTGTTAGTCCCACAAAGGTTGTTAACGGCGAAACAGTTGCAAACTCAACTGGACTACGAGTTTTAGAGGGATTAGGCATCGCACTTCTTACCATAGGAATTGTTTTTATGGTATTACTGCTGTACGTACCATCACTGAAGTCAGTTTTACAACTGGTTGATAAATTAAAAGGCGCGATATTCTTGTTTGTATTTATATTCGCGATTATCATTTTCTATCGTAATATGTCGTCTACTGCAATTACCAATTACCGAATCATTATTGCTCCGATTGTAGCATTGTTGTCTATAAAAATGTTTCGCAATGCCATGACACCATCAACACAGGAAGAATACGTTCCAAATCTACAGATAGAAAAAATGCGTGTGAGTTTAGTATTTGTGGCACTCGTAGCGTTCGTATTGACAATGTATTCTGTTGATTTTGGAGGATTTCTGCGCGAATACATGGGTGCTAGTCTGACAGCCACCCTCACATTGCTTGTCATGGGGGTGATATATTTAGTAACCTTATTGAGTTACCCAATTATAAAAGAAGGGGATAATGGAGGAAACAATAAAAATATTCTTTCAGGTCTCAGTTGGACTGGCATTGGGCATGGGGTCTTTATGGGACTGACTTTCCTTCTTGCATTCATTGGTCTCTTTTCGAACATGGATGATTTCACAGACGATGATGGATTGTTAAGTTTCAAAAATACCCGCGCAGCACAACTGTTTGGAGTTTCAATCACAGTTCTTATACTATGGGTCATTTTCTTTTCGGTTAGAACTTATCAAGATGTTTATAATACATTAGACAAAACAGGACAAGACCAAACAACCAAGGTTAAATCAGCATTCAATAAAATATTTCTTCTGCTTGGAGGAGTGTCATTCTTTGCTTCTATGGTATATTGGTTTATATCGATTGTCAACTCATTCAATAAAACACACAGCGTGGGTGCACTCCTTATGAATATAATGGTTATTTTTGTCATATTGATCATCTTATTTAAGTATCTATCTAACACCACCCATTTCCAGAAAAGCCCCTATTTTCGTTTAGCAGTAGGAACTCTATTCTATATCCCATGTTTAGCATATGATATTTTGGGAAGCATTTTTGGAATGGTCGGTCTTACTATTCCACCATTAAAATCGCTAGCAGGTAGTGTCGCAAACGGTGCAAAGGGTGTAGCAGGAACTATATCTACTGTAGAAAAACCAGCAGGAAAGGACATGGTGACGTTGGTAGTTGTACTAGTAGCATATGTTGCCTATTTCTTCCTCATACCATATTCGCTTAACAAAATCGCTAAACAAGGAGGAAATGTCATTCTACAAGAACCTGTCTCTCTCTCGATTGAGAAATCGTTAGGAACATATACCAAGTTAAATGGCATTGATGATAGTTCTATCACACCGATATTTGGACAGTCTGGTGTGTTCAACTACACATACGCGGTATCGTTATGGGTATATTTAGACAGTTCAACCACATCGGTATCTGATAATTATTATACAGTAATGAACTACAACGAAATGCCTCACATTATGTGGAATCCTAAAAAGGCAAGAATGATTTTTACTGTTAAAACCAATACGGTTGAAGAAGATTCCAGTAACCCCCCTACAACTGTGCAAGATGACCCCAAAAATGGAAACCGTATACTATTAACATTGGAATCTATATCAATGCAGAAATGGAACAATATTGTAGTGAATTATGTAAATGGAACATTAGACATATTTATAAATGGTGATCTTATACAGTCTTCGCGCGAAGTAGTTCCCGAAATGACCTATGGAGAATTAACTATCGGATCGCCAAAACTTTCTGGTAAGGTATGCAATGTTGTATATTTTAACTATAGTTTAGAGATGAAGAATGTGCACTATCTATATAATCTTGTCAAAGATACCAATCCTCCGATAATCACCGATGCATATTATGGAACAACTGAAAAGAACGTCTACGTTAATAAGGCAGCAGAACCTATAACCAAAATTGTTATTCCTATTAATATTGATACGAATATTTTAGATACAGATGAACAAGATGCAGATAAATCCAAAAAATCATTCGACAAAGTAGGAGCAACCTATAAACCTGACAACAATTATTTATCAATGGCATGGTATTTTAAGCAAAATAACGATGAACATAATAGTGCGTCACCAGACGATGACACAATGAGTGATATAGTTATACCAACATTGAAAACTCCAGACACAACCGGAGGTATGTTGCCATTTAGTGATTCTAATAATACGTCGACATCTTTACCACCTGTTTCATAGATGAAACAATGTCGATAATATTTTAAAAATATATTTTGGTACTGTACAGTCTATCATGAAAATCACTGAGGTACTCATTGTTGTGGCAATTATCATAGTGGTATATATCTTAGTTAAGTATGCAAGTAGTGGTTCGAAATCACACACGTCATTAACAAGTGCGCTCCAAATGCAGGTTATTAAGGCAAATGATCTCATGGGAGGTTCGGCTTCTCCTAGATCAAATTATGCCATGTCCATATGGTTTTACGTTGATGATTGGAACTATAACTACGGAGTGAGCAAACCATTAGCAGTACGCTATAAGAGTGGAACCGCAACCACTGAAGAAATAGTGCCTGGACTTAAAGCAGTTACTCCATGTCCTGCTATCGTGTTGGGAGGAACGGATAACACACTTGATATCTTTCAAACAGTCCTTCCACCTGATGCAGGAAGCATTCCTACTGGAACCAATGCTCAAGTAATTAATGGTGAGACTATTAGTCGTTGTACTCTCAGTAACATACCTATTCAAAAATGGGTTAACCTCATTGTTTCTTTCTATGGTCGCACATGTGACGCATATTTAGACGGAAAACTGGTTCGAACATGTGTGATGGATGGTATTCCCAAGATCGACAAAGATGCAAACATGTACATCACCCCCAGTCTTGAGGAAAATAAAGGTTCATTTAAGGGATGGACTTCCAACTTTCAGTATTTTCAAACCGCAATGAACCCTCAACAAGCCTACGATATTTATACAGCAGGATTTGGAGGTTCTGGATGGTTATCTAGTTTATTAAGCACAGAAGTGAAGGTTACTTTCTCAAAGAATGGAAAGGTTGAATCAGAATATTCTACGTAGTCATTTATTGCTCATTATTTTATCATAATGTACTGTACAAGTGTCAGTCAATATGATGAACGATATTGGAGTAGCAAGTACCCCTGCAGCATATTCACAATCTAATTCACTCGTAACAAAGTTTGCATTCATTCTTGTAGTTTTGCTAGTGTTTATCATAGTTCTACAAATGGGTATGGGCATTCTTGCGTGGGCTTTAGGACCAAATGGTTCACCCAAGTTGTTCACTGGAATGATTCCAGGAACCGAAATGGTTGCTTTTGACCAAGACCCAAATGCAACCAGTTCTTCCACAATTTTACGTTCCGATAACCAACGTGGTGGCATTGAGTTCACATGGAGCATATGGATGTATGTAAATAATGACCGCGATCACGACAAGTATCGACATGTGTTCTCCAAAGGCAATCCCGAACAGTACGCCAAGTCATACTCTGGTCCTACAGATTCTCCCGAAAAAACAGGCATCATGTACCCCAACAATGCTCCTGGTCTCTACTTGGCTCCTCATAAAAATAGCCTATTATTGATCATGAACAGTTTCGAAACCATCGATGAGGAAATTGAGATTGATAATATCCCTCTCAACAAATGGTTTAATGTTGTGTTCCGTGTGAAGAACAAAAGTCTAGACGTATTTATGAATGGTATTATAACCAAATCAAGACAACTAGCAACGCCTCCCAAACAAAACTACGACAAGGTATTCTTACATCTTAATAATGGGTTTAATGGATACTCGTCTAACTTGTGGTACTGGAACTACGCTGTTGGAACTAGCACAGTTACTAATATTGTAGATTCGGGTCCTGATACAACACTCACTGGTGGAGCCACTGCAGACAAGAGTTCAGATTATCTCTCCAGTAAATGGTATTTCGCAGGTCAAGGTGATATGTTTAATCCTACTGGGTTCACTGGATAAATCCTTGTTTATTCGTTATTTATAAAATAGTTATTTTTTAGAGTAATATAGTATTATGACTACTCTAGAAAACTCATTGTACGCGCCCCCGATACAAATTGTCGAATACGTACCACCTTACCCAACTCAACACATATATGGTGAAGACGATATGCCAACTGAACCAGAAAAACTATATTCGGCTAGATGGCGTAATATGCGAAAGTTTGGAGGAACTGGGGATACCACTGGAGGAAATACATGGTCACGCGACTATGCTTTTGTGTCACTCCCAATTTATGAAGATTTTGAAAATAGACAACAGGTTGAATATAAAAAACGGGTACTTAAGCATAGTGCAATAGCTACCCGTCAAACACGACAACAACAATATGCAGATATCGCACGCGGTCGGTCACGTTTCTCTAAACAATATGCATCAAAAAGCGACAGAGGAACCAACTACAATACACATAACTTCATTCATATAGACAGTAACGGTGTAATATTGAACAACAATAATACTCCAATTCTTGATGTTGGAACAGAGGTAGGACCATTTGTACCAATCGTACCGAGTGTTCCACTCATTTCAGAAGACATGATAGACAGAATGCCAGCACAGGAAACCCCAACACAAAATGGTGTTATTATGCCGCCTCCTATGATAGTTACACAACCTGACGCACCAGTATATGGTTCATCATCCACATCAAGTATTCTTCTTGCGTCACGTGCTACCAACCCTGAGGTGATTGAGGCAATATCGCAACGATATGTATTCCAACTGACAGGTGAAAAGAGTATTGCAACAACTGAACACGATGCACATGTAAATAAAATGATTATGGAAACATCTGCTCTGGGTAAACAATTCGATGAGAAAACACAACTGTTTATTGACGAAAATATGCAATATTATGTATTACGAAAAGATACTGGACAACCTACATGGGATTCACCAAAATGGATTAGACACTATTTGACAACCGATTTCGCGAACTCGTACTTTGGTCGAGGACAAAGTGGTCCAATTATTCCTGGTATCGATTTGACCGTATCTAAATGGGCGGAATCTGGAGAAGGATTTAGATTAATCGATATAATAAACTCACGACAATACATATATGGTAATACATATGGAAGTGAAAACTTTCACGTAACCTACAATTAAAATAAAAATCTGAAAATGACAAATAATTCATATGTGTCATTTTCACTATCAACTATCATTGATTAAGGTGCGCGCTGACAGGCATCTAGGTTAGGAAACACATCGCCTGACATGCATTTCATTGATTCTGATACAGATATACAACTCCTATGCCCTTGATCTTCTCCGATATAACAATACCCAGGACCAGATGATTTCACATCAGCAGAAACTGGTTCTGGATTAGACTGAGACGATTGTGTCTGGACATTCGCACTATTAAGAGCAGTTTGCATATTGTTTTCTGTATCAGGGGCTTCGGGGCGCACCGACCCCGCATTCGCAGCCGATGTCGCATCGATTTTCTTTTTATTTTGAGATGAAACCACTGCACCTTTATTTCCAGATATAACCTCGTGCGGGACGGATGCTCCCGCCTTGACAGTATCTCCTGCAACATCAATTGCGCCCTTAGTTCCCGTCGTAGTGTTATCTGTAAACTTATTAACAAACCACGAGAAGTTACCTGTCACTTTTTCAATAAACGGCATTACACCTCCTGCTACAATCTCTGTTCCATCTCCTAAATAAGTGAAAATATTGAACCCTACTATAGCAAGTGCTATTATTACAACTATACCAATGAAAATAGGAGAACGTAAGAACGATTCTTCTTCAGGAAGACCGGTTGAAGACATATCAAAAGACGATGTTAGTGGAATATCAATCGACGACGCTGTAGATGCAGGTGCAACAAAAGGTGTTGTCGTACTAATACTAGTATCCATGGTCTATTATATACTTCGCATATAAAATATATTATCATCTTGAGCGAACTTATTAGGGTATTCGCGTTGTTCCATGTTTATTCTCAAAGAGAGATATCGTACGCATTTTATCCTCAGAACTAACTATTGCAGTTGTTGGCGGAGAAGAAGGTTCTGTTGAAGATATATCCATGTCAACAGATATGTTGCGTACCTGTGCAAAAATCGTATCGATTTGTGCCAATGAACATTCAATATGACTCTTGTTACGAACCATAGGTATTTTTTCTATACTCTTTACCGGACACATGGTAAGGATTGCAACTGCAAAATAGATGATAGATTTTCGACGCGTATTGTGTACCTCAGTGTATCGTAATGCAAACATGCGGAAGAGAGAGTCGATAATTTTGGTCAATACTACATTTTTTCTCTCGGCTGTCTCGTGTTGAATGGCTTCCCATATAAGCCATACAATATTACGCTGATGTTTTATATCGACACATTCATGCGTGCGCTGCTGAATAAGACAGGGCTGTTTTCTCTTTTTACAGAGTTTGGCATAATCGAACAACCATTCTACCCAGTAGTTCGCACGCATGGTGCTTGCAATATCACTTGATAAACAAAACTGTAGTTCGTTTATAGTAACTAACAATTCTCTAGGATCTTCGGTTTGGATGATCTTCTCAGCGCGTGTAAAATCAGGTGCCACTAGATTTTTTTTAAGAACAATTAAATCAAAATCTTCATCAGGAACGCTTGCATATTGTATAATAAACTTCTTCTCTGAAAAGCATAATATAATAATGAGTTCACAAAACATATTACGAAACGCGAGGTCGTTTCGAAAGTTTAATTGTGCTTGTGCGCTAGGAGCATTGTTCATATTCTCCTTAAATCTTGTGAGTTTGTTCTCAATATAAATGGATAATTTTGGGTTAGCAACGTGTACATGTTTGCAGTAAAACAAAAAGATAGTTTCCCATAATTCAGCATAGTGTCCAGAGCATATCAGTTCAGCCGTCCAGTAACATGCGTCCTCTACTTTAGCAGTGTTCAACATTTCTAGTAGTTTCTTCATCGCCTGTACTGTTTTATACCCCGAAAACGTTATTTTGGTGAATGCTCCTATAGGTCGTGAGTCGTCAATATAACATACCGAAGACAATGATGTAGACGATACAGTTGACATACAATGTAGAATAATTAAGTTTATGTACATCTTGGTCAAAAAAAATAGCAGTACAATACATATTATAGAACTATATCAAGAATGGCGTCTACAACAAAACAATTACACACATGGTATCAAGGTATTCATAACATGAGCACATGGGGTAAAGTATTCATTATATTAGGATTGTCACTCCTTCTAGTTCGGTTATACCGCCGCCGCGCGGCGGCACAGACAATTAATGAAGGATTTACTGGTTCTCCTAAAATTGTAGAGGGTCCGCAGATTTATGACGACTTCTATGCAGATGTCTACGATGATCTTACGTATTTTCAGAAAAAAAATGAGTTTGAGATGGGGGCAATTAACAAGAACGCTGCTATTGGAAAGGAGAGTGTCGTATTAGATATTGGGTCGGGAACAGGACATCATGTAGCGCAACTAAAAGAGATTGGGGCTGGAAACGCCATGGGAATCGACCGTTCACAATCAATGATCAACGTTGCGCAAAAAAAATATCCAGATAACAAATACGTTCTGGGCGATGCTATGCAACGGTCAGCGTTTAGACAAAATACATTTAGTCACATCACTATGTTCTATTTTACTGTATACTACTTCCAGGACAAGGCGTCTCTCTTTGCAAACTGTTTAGCATGGCTAAAACCTGGAGGTTCAATGGTTGTACATCTGGTAGATAGAGAGATGTTTGACCCTATCCTTCCTCCAGCAAACCCTATCGTTATGGTGTCCCCACAGAGATATGCTAAGACGCGAATTACGACAAGTAAGGTAACATTTAACAACTTCAAGTATGATGCCAACTTCGAATTATCCGAAGATAAAGACAATGCATCTTTTGTAGAAAAATTCACAGATAAATCAAATGGGAAGATGTTTAGAAAGAACAAGCACGATATGTTCATGGAGGATGCGGATGCGATCGAGGCCGCTGCGCTCCGTTCGGGATTTATCATCAAAACCAAAATAGACATGGTTAAGGCGGAATACGAATACCAATATTTATATGTATTTCAAAAGCCTGAATAAATTATTCGACGCTCGCGTAATATTTTGTGTACCTAATGTATAATAATGCATCCCGGAGAGACAAAAGAGCCTGAACCATTCACCCCAGGAGGAAGCCAATACGCCGCTGTTGGTGGCCGTCGTCGCCGCACTAAAGGCCGCAAGAGCCACAAGGCCAAGAAGAGCCACAAGGCCAAGAAGAGCCGCAAAGGTCGCAAGGGCAAGAAGAGCCGTAGAACCCGCAAGGGAGGTCGCCACCACCATTAAGTCACTGACTTTAGCAAAACCTCTTTTAACTATATAACTAACAATCGAGCGCTTTGACCTTCACTAGGTCGCGTATATCGGTTCATGCATGCATTTCACATATCGTGAAATGCATACAATCCATATTAAACACGTTAGATTCCGTTCGACATTTGTCTCTCTGCAGTACAGTTACTACTAATCATTTAGTCGATGAATTGGGATCATTTCACTCCCTACATGGAATATAGTGTCTATATAATCCCTGTCGTCACAATATTGCTTGTTCTCTCTTGGATCGTTATTAAAGTTCGATATAAGTTCTGGGCGACACAACCTGTATTCCACATATATGACCTTATATACTATATATCGCCACCAGGTATCATACGGAAATCCATTCCAGAGAAAAATAAGTTTTTTCACCCTGATGTACGCTTTAGGATAATTGATGGAACTAGCACCGAATCCGCCTTCTGTACATTCATCCGTCGATGCTACATGCGCAACGGTGCAAACAAATACGTTCCAAATACATCTAATATCATGCCGTATTTTGGAGGACATTCACAGAAGTGTCATCTTACTGTTCTAGAAAATACAGAGAATCTAGTAATTACTAAAACCAGTCGCATCGTACAACGACCCACTGTAATTGCATGTATGACTACCAGACCTATGATATGCGAACTCGAAGATCCTCGTGGCGAACGTGAAGGATTTATATGCAATTATGTTGACTATCTATGCGTAGACGAGACAAAACGTGGTGCAGGGCTCGCCTCGCAGATGATATATACGCATGAGTACCACCTCCAGCGTGTTCCAAGCATGCCAACCGTTTCAGTCTTTAAGCGTGAAGGCGCATTGATGGGTATCATACCTATTTGTGCCTACGAAATGGAGGGTTTCGATATGCACACTTGGCGACCCATGCAACCATTGCCTGCGAATGTGGGTAAAGTAGTACAATGTACGCCTGCGACATTGCATATGTTAACGGATTTTATGCGCTGCCGCGTAAAATCCGACTTCGGGATGTATCTAGGAGTTAGTGATGGCAACCTTGCAGAGATCATACGCACTCAAAATGTGTACATATACATTTACGTGGACACGCGCGGAGCAATCGCGAGCGCATACTTCTTTCGACATACATGCACTTGGTTCAGTGAGGGGAAACACGTACTTGCATGTTTCGCTTCTGTGCGCGGCGAGACTGATGAAGTTAGGTTCGCACACGCATTCAAATGTGCTGTCACTCACATCATGAGCACCAATGGAAAGCGTTATGGATACTCTGTACTTTTAATGGAGAACATTGCAAATAATGATATGCTTATAACGAATCTTAAGCAGCGCACTGCAGTCAGTTTTCGTGAACCCGCTGCATACTTTTTCTACAATTTTGCCTACAGGTCATTTCCTGCAAATCGATGTCTGATTATTAATTAATATTCGTGCAAAAAGCACTGATATCATGTTGTATCGATACAATATGATAATATGTTCTATGGTGATGTCAATGGTATCGCTACATATTGATAGATGAAATGTTTTCTATCGCGTATACTTTCCCAGACGAGTGAAAGAATCCACAATGAAAATAACAAATACCCCGAGAAGGAAGTAGAGAATAATCTCCTCAGTAACATGCGATGTCTTATCATCTTGTTGTTCTTCTAGAAGGTGAATTACATGGTTCAGTTTGGCTAAAATAGGATCACTTGTTTGAACTCCAGAACCAACTCCTGCCGTTCCTTGCGCACCCATGGGACCAACAAGTTGGTCAGTTTCCACTCCCGCACCATACATCTGCGTATAATCAGGCATAAATTGTCGGTATTTGTCCATATCTGGGGTATTTTTCGAATAGGGTTGTGAAGAATGGCTGTCTCCATTATCCATAAGATATGTGCTGCCTAATGGGTCAGTATTTGGTTCTTCGCCTCCACGCATTGATACAGGTGGTTCAATAGGTTCAAACTCGCCTAATTCTTCGTCATTTGACGGAGACGACTCGTGAATATTCATTAGTACGTTATTAATATTGTCAGCAGAAATTTTAGCCGCAGGCTTCTCCCCACGATTTCTTACTGTACGATTATTACTATTCTTCCGACGTAATACATTGCCCCCCTTTAAAGGGACAGTCGGCTCATCGGCGTCAAATGGTGCTGCATTTATGGCTAAAGACATTCTCTTACTAAAAATCAAGATAATAAAATCGTCAGGCAACGGCGTTGCGCCCTATATTCACAACTCTCTCTTATTGAGCAGTGAATGCGGGCTGTTTTGCGCTCCCATTAGAAAGCGTCTTTGCCTTCTCCAACACCTTGAGAGCCGCCTGAAGTTCGTCTTCGGAAATAATTCCATCGTTATTCGTATCGATTGCTGTATTGATCATACGATACTTTTCAGGGACAATACAAAATCTACTGTCTTCATTGAAGAGATGTTCAGAGAGAACAGTAAATACCGCTGTCAAAATAATAGACGTATAGATGTCTCGCGTTCCCATCCATGCCATAGAAAATATGAAAAGTTGCTTACTCACGCCATATTTAAGATACTCTTGAGTAGAGTTGCTAAAATTAACACTTACCACTTTGGCGCCCAGATTCAGCATGATCATCACCATTCCCGCAAAATACTTACTGTTATTCAAACTACTTACATTTTCGTTGATAAACGATGTAGCAGTCGCCAGTTGTCTAGTAACCGTCCCCATACCAAGTTTGTTGCTCATTGATGCAGCACCACCTGAAATAGTTCCCATTGCGGCAAATGTTGCGGCATCATTCTCTTCTTGCTTTATTCCACCTTTCTTGTTTGTCTTTGGTGCCATTGTACTGTGTACTAAGGTACCAAAATAATGTATTTGCGTTCATTCATCATCACTGTCTTCGTTGTTCTTGGTTCCTAAACCTGCAAGACTTAATATACCAGACAACTGCTTAGATGTAAATCCATCTGTTCCTACTGCGGTACTCACTTGTCGCACCGCGCGGTTTTTGGCTGAACGAACAACCTTCTTTAGTTCTCCTAAACGGTCAAACCCTTCTATCGTGTTAGGAGCATGAACGATGACCATTGCCTGATTACCAACCATACCTGTCACAATAGCGAAAAGGGTGATGAGGAGTAGGAACACTGCGTTGTACATGTTTGTTCTTTCTTTTGCCATTCTATTGGTCTATTAATGTATAGTATGATAATATTTCTCTCTAGTAGTGATTTTTCAACTGGATGTAGAGTTGAGCGATCTAAGTGATCCAAATGATTCATCTGATGCATCTGATGCATCTAAGTCAAATGATGCAAACGAGTCGTCCAAGTTCGCCATTTCTAAATAATGAACTTCATTTGCAAGCGGTATTGCGCCTATATTGCCGACATGGAAGGGTTCATCTTGTGAAATAGATTCTCTATCTGTCACTCCCTCGTCATACGAATCGTCGCCAACCGCACCCGCTCGCTTGCGAGTTCGTGTATTCCGTTTTACTTTTTGTTTCTTTTTATTGGTTTTAGTTTTTTTAGATTGGTTGTGTTTACGTGGTTTTCTTTTAGATTTTTTGGAACGTGTTTTTCTTTTAGATTTCCCACCGCGAATATAGTTTGGAATATATTTTGTATAAGATTCGCGTTTATAATCTGCATCCAGACCTAACGGGAACATTCTCTCAATATCTTGTTCGGATATTTCACGACCCGTTATTGGGTTTGTAAGTATAGGAGGTCTAACGTTAGGATTCTCCATTCTATTGAGCAAATGCTGTTGTAATGCTGAACGGTCGAAACAAACAGATGCGTTTGCTTCAGAAGATCCGTCTGTATTTGGCATAGGTGGATGTGGCATAACCGCTGTTTTGTTGGTTAACTCATTCATCAAAATACCACATTCAGGTTTACCTGATTCTTGATTTTTTTCACATTTTGTGTTAAACTCGTCCACAGACATAATTGATTGCTTAACTGCATACCTTTTTAACGTTTCAACTATTTCATGAATTCTTTCTCTCTCTGTTTCACTTTCGATATTCTCGTCGATATTCTCGTATAGTTCCAATGCCTCATCGATAACATTACGTCTCACGTCATCATGAGTATAACCTAAGTTTATTTGACCTTCCCGTTCACTAAGTATAAAATTAATCATGCTAAGATCTTCGTTAAGAACTGCATACGATAATGCTGGAGGTCTGTGTGACGCATCGTTGATGTCCGCTTCCAGATTCAATAGTTCTCTCATCATATCAATATTACCCCATTCTGCTGTCTCACTTAATAATGTAGTACCCATATTAGACACCGCACAACCTCCTTCGACATTAAGATTGTTATTTGCGCTTAATAAGTGGTTCAGAATGATGGTATTGGAACCATTCATATGTCTTGCTACATACATAATAGCGGGAATGGTTTCTACAGGCATACCATAACGTGCGCCAGAATCGTCGTCGATTGTTATAGTAGCATGCGCACCTTCATCTAAAAGTTGTTTTACTCTAGATGGGTCTTTTGCCACAATTGCAGTTCCAAGAGCATCATTTAATGCAAGTTGTTCGTCTGTGATGTCAATGTCAATATTCTCCGTTGGACGTGAACAACTTGCTCCACTACCTCTTTGTCTTTTGGACCGCGTTTTTCTGGGTTTTCTTTTAGACTTATTGGATTTGTTTGCTCTCTTACGATGCGTTTGTTTACGCGCCATTACTATATATTAGTGTTAGATAAATAGTTATGAATACAACCTATCTAGGGTTGCTAAATGATATCCTCTCTACATTTATTCTTTACGTGCAGTGGGATAGTAGGGTTTTCCAGTGATCTCCGACCAACTACGACTCATGTCTTGTTTCGACGACTCGCATGCGTAACCCACCTTATCTGCAATACTAATACCATTATCTCCCGGTGCTACAATAAGATGCACGTCTAGTTTGAAACTCAGTGTTGAACTGTCGTCGTTCATGATGCGTAAAACGTGTTCACTCAGGACATTTGATGGGTCCATCGCAATTGCAGTGTTCATTATGGGAGTAACATTGTTCATCATAGGAACTGCTGTAGCGACGTTAGGAGGGTCTAAAGAGGATGAGGTGACATTATTCATCGCATCGCGTCCTGGTATGGGATTACTCGGCGCACCGCCTAATTGGCGCCGCTCTTTATATTGATGAACCATAGGTAAGTACATTGGATGTGACCATAAATTATTTGGTGCAAATACATATTCATATTTCTTTATAAACTTATCAAGAATAACACTACTATTCACATCTATAATATCACTACTATCAGTATCATTATAGTTGGCACTAGGAGTTGTCATGGATTCAATTAATGCATCTATAATAAGAAACTCAGTATAAAATAGCCGATATTCAATATAGTTTTTCATCATTGTTCGATCTACATATCTACCCTGCGACCCTCTAATCATATTGTAGTTTGAATACATTAACATAACCATGTAATTGGGAATCTGGGTTGGACCGCTATCAAATATCATGCTCTTAGGTATTATATCAAGAATAGCCGCTGGATTGGTATTTTCATGTGGAGCTTTAAAGTTCATTTTATTTAATTTGAAAATTACTACATGATTTGGATTGCCTCCACCTTTTATATATCGTCTACGTCTAGTTCCACCAGCAGACGATGCTTTTTTGGATGCAATACGACTACTACTACGAGTAGGCATAGCCATAACCCTATCTATATCACTAGGCTTAGCGCGTTTTCTGCGTGTTTTAGTACTAGTACTACTATCAGGTTTATTAGATTGTGTTTCTAGATCAGGACCAAACGCAAACAAACTATAGTGAACATCCTTTTGAAGAATAAATACAACCTTGTCTATATTGTCGTCGAGTTCTTCCTCTATACTAATCGGTTCCTCAATTTTAAAATACGTTCGTGTTGCACGCACTTTCCAATCACCATATATCATATCATCCCGTAGACCAGTTATATTTACATCATCAGGCTCTTTATCACGTTTTCCAATGATAATAGGCTTTATAGTAAATAATCTCTGAATCATATAGATTATAGTTGTTTGTGCGTAATAATGTGAACTCATTAATAGTTTATATGCGTCTTCCTCTGTTTTCGGATACGTAAGTTTCTTACCACCAACATATTCAAGAAATAATGTTTTCCCCACAGCATCCTGACGAATTACCTGAATATTTGTACCTGCATTGATTTCTGCATTCCATCCATCGTCTCCAAACAGGTGCTTTGTTCGGGTAGTCATTATATGTATCTTATTTTTGAGATCATTTAACTTCGTAAGTGCTATCGGCGAAATATGTTCAATCTTTTCTATTCTAGTTATTTCTGCGTTAACAAACTCATCATTTGGTCCATCTATGTGAACACATGAGTTCAATATCTCAACAGCCATTAATCCTGGCGTTTGACGATATTTATTTACAACTGCCCATCGTATAAATTCCTGTGTGAAATTAGTACCACCTCTCTTTACTTCCTTCCCTGCAGATTCTGCATCAGTGGTGTGAAATACGTAAGGGGAGTCTTTGTTAGAATAATTATAAATGTTCAATGCATGTGATATACATGTGAAAAAACAGTTTCCGTCTCCTGCAATCTTTATCATTTGAAGAAGATGACCGCCACCCGTAATAGTGTTTCTTTTGTAGTTGTCAGTGTTAAACTTTCCAGCCGTAGTCATCTTTTTAATTCTGAACAAATCTTTTAGGTTGGCCTCTGTAGCACTATCATTAAGTGTACCTAACATATCGTAGTAATTTGGAGTCTGCTTAAGATAACTCGCTATTTTATCTACAGTCTCTTTGGGAATACCATACTTATTTAAATCCTTTTTAATGGACCCATAGTTCATATCACGTGTAAACACTTGTTGGGCTTTATCATTTTCTTCATTATTATTTTTAATGACAGTATATTCCATCGTAGGTCCATATAGGAAAAAATCACGCATGGGGACTATTACATCCTCCATTAATGGGTCATCCACACCCACTACTTTTGGTGGAACCCATTCTTCATCTGGGGGGGTGGGTATCTGAATAGATGGTTCATTTGAAAGGCGTGGTACATCCAGTGTTGGGTTCTGAATAACGGTTATTGGCTTAATTATTTTCTTTGGCACCACTGTTACCTCAGTAGAAGTGGTTGAGTTGGGTATGACTGTAGGTAATCGTTCAGATATATCAGATGTAGTAGATAATTTCAAATCATCTGACCCTTTCACAAACTTATACTCCAGTGGAATGGCTTCCGCAATTGTTATTCCATCACCCACCTTCAGAACGTCTGGCATCGATTGCATTTCACTAATAGCCAGTTTATTTTGTATCTGGATCATTTGAGCATTCATCACATTTTCAACGTTAAGTTCAGGTTCGATCACATCACTTGGACCAAGACGCCATTTCGTTTCATCAAATGTGGCACTATAAACAGTATATGGTTCTGAACCCAAATAGATGACTGTTCCAGGAGCAAATAACGTATCAATTGTTATTTTGATATTGTTATCAATTATATGCGACTTCACTGATTTTTTGAATGATATATTAGATATTCCCATTAATTCTTGATTTGCTGCTCTAGAGTTCAAGGTGTAAAAGAGGCCATAATCAAAAAACTGACGTTTACGATCTTCTTCGGGTGACATATTGACAGCAGATTGAGATAGTTTCACTGTTGGATTGATGCGAATGACCTTATCGCGCGTAGACTTATCTTTGGGAAGACCAAACATAGATGGTGATATTTGCATGTTCTGGTAACCAGGAACTGTTGTAAACACTGTTCCTCCAATCCTAACAGGAACAGGACGACCGTCGTCTTTGTCGTCTTTGTCGTCTTTGTCGTCTTTGTCGTCATTAACAACTGCGTCGTCGACTGCACCTATCTCAGGAGAGGGGAGAGCACCACTCCAGATATGCTTCATCATACCATGGTATAATCGAGGATTGGCGATCTCAATGGTCTTTTTTACAGACGGGGGAGAATCTAACCATAATAACGCATGGTTGCGGTGTATCATAACTGGATTATTATTACCATTATCGTCTTTGGTGGGTGAAGGCATGCTATGCATTCCAGCGAACTCCAGATAAATTGCTAAGGGGTAGTGACCACGATACATGCCTTTGAACATATTATATTGTATAATTTGGGGACGCGTCCAGTATATGTAACCCGCTTCTCGATTGGCCAACATGACTGACTCAAATCCCTCCCATTTACGCATGATTTCGGGCATACGTTCTTTCATGGAGTCTGAACTCAATAATCCATGCATTTGTTTGTCGTAAAATATATACATCTGTTTTCGCATCGCATCATCAAACGTGACACCATGAGGACCGACATATGTTGTAATTAAACTCTTCACTGTTTTAGAACGACTTTCAAAATCTTTCATGTCAGAAAAGGTGAACTCTTTTTCGCGGTCGTCTTTGGGTATGCTGGCAAGGGTTTTATACGATGGAGGATTGTCGAACCAGTTAAGTTTCCATGTATCCATACGCTCTATTCGACCGTCTCTTTGAGTAGCGTTGGCATCACTATCTGGAGATATATAGTACTCCATCATTTCCTGTTTTGTCGCGGTATGTATATTGTTCTTATCGTCCACATCCATCTGGGTGATTCTGTTTATGTATCCATTGTCTGGAGGCGTTCCGGTTGGTTGTTTAAAAAAGTTTACCTTCTCGTCTGGGTCGTCCAGTGTTTCAAGACCCGAAATGGAAACAAACTTGTATAGGTTACCATATCCAGGGCCATCAACATGAATAATAGGTGGCCAACATAAACCACCCTCAACTTTATTGAGAATGGATACATCTGTACATGGTATAGAACCGAACAACATAGCATAGTGATAATTAGCAGGCATGGTAGAATGTAAATGAAAATATATAAATACCGAACTGAATGGGTCATTTGCAATCTCGTCTGGTAGTTTAATTGTCTCATCTTCGTATGGTTCAGCAGAACCCACCATTTTACTCATCTCATTTGCTATATCAGTTATCGTATTAGAATACTTTGTTTTAGTATCTTCTGACTTAAGTAGGTCTAACACGTCAATAGGGGCGCCTCCTTGAGTTTTTATATAAGATTCAATTATCTCGTCGAATATATATACAAACTCTGACAAAGTTGTATTATTAGTGTTCAACTTGTTCGTCTCGAGTGATGGTGCGGACGACTCATTAGATACAGGGGACTCTGTAGTTGTGGTATCGATAGTAGCCATAGGTATCGTTTCGTCATCCTTATTGTCGTCGCTCACTGGGGTCGCAATGACAGGCGCGGTCGACGATACTAGTTCAATCATCTCTCTACCATCACTATGTGTTGTACGCTGGACTTTGCGCACACGTTTATCAGACTGATTTTTACCTAATAAGTCACCAAACATTCGGAACAATGCAATATTCCATGTATTCTTGTTATTGTCTCCAAATAACGTGTATGGGTATTCTGCGTCCAAGTCTTCTCCAAAGTTACTGAATACTGAAATAACCTGTTGAGATGCACCTTTATATTTGTACTCATCGTCACTGACATCTGGTGACCCATCGAGAAAATAAAAACTATATGACAAACGTTGAAACGCGTCCGTCCTCAAGGTATTGAACAACTCTGTCATTTTTGGTCTTGAAATCACTTGTGTATTATCATCAACTTCTTCATAAAGGGTGGAAAACTTAATAGACTCAAACCTAACATACATATCCCATGCCGATGAACGCTCCCATAGTTTGGGGTTCCATGTTACAATAGAAGGATCATCATTTTGTTGATTAGCCATGATAGGTTCAAATGGGACACATGTTACATTTTTGTACACCTTGTAGATATTTTCGAATGGATTAACACTTCGTGAATCGTTCATTCGGGCAAAATTATGTATATCAAACATCGTGTCACATACCTTCTTGGGCGTATCGAGAACAGCGCTTTTTTCCATAATATTATATATGTATTTACGGGTTGCTTTTGACAACCTATTATTTATATCGTAAATAATCCAATAATAGTAGGTAGGTTTCATTGTCGTAACAACCTTTTTGATAGAATCCTTACGCATACGTACCGCCACACGGAGTCGGGTGCGTCTTACACCCCTGAGAGATTCAACCCCCTTGCTTTTTATATTAGTCAGTGCCGTTCTTGTTCTAAGTGACAACTTAGCATTTGCACTAACCGACCCAAGGTTAGTTAAACCGTCATCAATGGTTGCTACTACACTGGTAGTATTAATAGAAGGACCTGCAGCATTGACATCGTTTACATTCACACTTATCACTGCAGAGTTTTCCTTACCAGTTTTAGCATTAACAGCATTCACTGTAAAGGTATGACTTGAAGATGTTTGGTAGTCCGCTACAGTATCAAGAGTTAATACTCCTGTATTTGAAATAGATACGCCTAATCCGTCACTAATTGACCACAAAACCTCTTTATTTGCACTAACCGAACCAAGATTAGTCACACCATCATCGATGGTTGCCAATACTTTGGTAGTATTAATAGAAAGGTTTTTACGTTTTGCATTATTTACATTCACACTTATCACCATACTACTTTCATTATCAGCAGCATCAATTGCTTTCACAGTAAATGTATGACTAGGGGCTGTTTTATAGTTCGCCACAGAATCAAGAGTTAATACTCCTGTTTTCGAAATAGTTACACCTAGTCCTGCACTAATTGACCAATTAATCTGTTCATTTGCACTAACCGAACCTACTGAATCGTCTTTTTCTTCCAACTCTACACTGGTTCCTGCCCATAATATGAATGAATATCTTATAACGTCATCTAGAAACTTTTTTAGTTGAGTGTATTTTGTAGATTGTATGGAAACGATAGAAGGATCAATGTTATTCACGATACTCAATCTAGTCTGATAATTACTACGACATTCATCAACGGTACCGCACATAAACCCTTCATAGATTACGTAGGTTCGTAACCACATATAGAAATCATCATCTATGGTGTCGTTCATTTTTTCACAAACACTTGTTATTACTTGGTTGGCAATATCAGATTTGGTTATTACCCACCATTTAAAATCTATAGTGTAATCGTTATCACTTGCAATCAATACATCAAAACTCGTTCCATTAATCATATCTAAGTATGTCTTAACATTTTCACCTTCAATTCTAGATAGATCTCTTTGAGCTGCACTCTTCCATAATTTGTGTAACTCTTTTTGTTGGTCCTCATCGTCGAATACATGGCCTGCATACATTTCATTAACCATGTCTTTCCATCTACCATGCTGGAAGAACCCAGTATCGACTATAGAGACAAAATCTGCATTTTTTTCGAAGTTTTCATCATTAAAAATGGGATGATTGAAAAAAGGAATATTCTGATAGTATGTATTTGCGTCTACAACCTTTACTTCTTCGTCGTCAGATGAATCGTCGTCAGATGAATCGTCGTCAGATGCATCGTCGTCAGATGCATCGGATTCGGAACCGTCGTCTTCGAACTTTACTTTCTTGGCGTTAGGGTTAAGGGACTCGTCGTCAGATGCATCGGATTCGGACCCGTCGTCTACAGAGCCATCGTCTCCCGCCCCTAGCACGGCCTCTAACTTCGCAATATTATTCTCATCCACCCTCATCAATAAATTCGTAACCTTGTTCATATTCTTCGCCGCTAGCGCCGCCGCTAGCGCCGTTGATATCTTCTCAACGTTTTCTTTATTCGCCGGGTCTTTCAGAAGCCAGGAACTCGCCAATAATGCTTCTACCGTCTCATCTATAGTCTTTCCCTCATCCACCATCTCAATTGCTACCTCTGCTGAGTTTTCTGCATTCGCTTTCAGCACTTTTTGAGCCTTTTCCTTCGCGGCTGTCTCTTTCTCTTCCATACTCTTCTTCGCCGCCGCCGCCGCCGCCGCGTCCTCCTTCGCCTTCTTTGCCTTCTTCGCCGCCGCATCATCTGCTTTCTTCTGTTCTCTCTCGGCATTCGCCGCTGCTGCTTTCTTTTCTCTCTCGGCCTTCGCCGCTGCTGCTTTCTTTTCTCTCTCGGCCTTCGCCGCTGCTGTCTTCTCTGCAATTGCGTCGTTCTCTTTTTGTAACTCTTCCTTCACCAATGGTTGTAAGGTGTCATACGCATCCTGTGCGTTTTGTCTTTTTTGTTCGTTTTCTGCATGAGCCTTCCTTGCTTCATCAAGGTTTTCTGTTGCTGTTGCAACTTCAGCCTGGATGCGTACTTGTGCGTTGCTTGCAGTTTGTCTCCTGCTATCAGTAGTTGCTTTGGCATATCTTTCGATGGCATCTTGCATGGACTTTTGTTTCGTAGTTAGGGTTGCCTGCTTCGATTTCACCCGAATTTGGGTATTTGTTTCTTCCCTTTTTGCAGTATTCAGTTTTCTTAGAGCCAGTTTCATTTCCTCATTTTTGGGGCCGCCGCCGCGGCTACAACGCATAGTCTTGCGTCCGCCTCCTCGAGGTTTTCCACCGGACGGTCTATCTTTCCTTTTGGTTGTTTTATTCGTCATGACAGTATATAGTATAATGTCATAATATTACTTTTGGGAATGATAACCGCATCGCTCAGGATAATCAATTAATCGCTAAACATGATATCGCAGTGGAACATTTCGTCGAAGACGCGTTTCAGATGCACATTTGGGTCACCATCTGTCAAAAGTGTCACTAAACTCATACACATGGAAACAGCTACTTCTAGTTTGACCAGCCCATCGCTCGTTCTAACATTGTGTTTTTTTACAAACTCGTGTGAAAGATTATCACTAATTCCTTTAAATACCTTGTAAAAATGTACCTGATCTAAAATTGCTCCCTCCTGAAACACAGACCGCGCAACCCCACTAGTGGCCTCCATAATCGCATCTACTTCACCAGTTGGTAATAGTTTCATCATATTTGGAGGGTCTATAAAGTTTTCTAGATATGCCAGAGAGATACTTGTATTCATATCTGGGTTCTGTTGATGTTCGAATATATAAAACAACGTATCTGTGATATTTTTCGGAAAATGCATAACGATTCCAAAGTCAATAATTCCTAACTGGTACCTAGGATTTTCCACATTGAAGTCTAGTTCAGTTTCAGAACCATTGTCAATAAAAAGCACATTTCCAGAGTGTAAATCACCATGAAACTTGTTGTGAATCATTGAACTCGCAAAAAAGTACTGAATTGCAAGGTCTTTGTATGGTTTCCGGTCAACTTCAGGAATAGTGTTAATATGAACGCCTGGCAAATGTTCCATGATAATGGCCTTTCCAGAAAGAGACCCGCACTTATATATCTTAGGGATGCGAATATAGTCTAAACTCTCCAAATCATTGTACGCAGTTACCGTGTTGGCTTCTTCTTGTACAAAGTCCAGTTGTTCTCTGAGAAGTTCAAGATGTCGCGAAACAACATCGACCACATCAAGACTAAACCACCATGTAAACAACGCTGAAATAAAATATAACAATCCCGATATATTGTCAATGCTTTCATTAACCCTTTCGTCTATATTTTTTCGTTTTACCTTCATAACATATTTTTCTCCAGTTTCTTTATTTTTCAATGCATAAACAAGAGAAATCATTCCTGACCGAATGGGTATACATGAAGCATTTGCAAAGATGAATGGTGTATCGGAAAGCATTTGCAATGTAACGGTATGATTTATATCTGATATATCATATGGGACATTGTCTGAAAACTGTGTAATCTTGTCGTGTATTTTTTTATCAATAAATTTTCCATTGAATGCTATGGCTTGGATAACCTTTACACATATGATATCAGTTTTTGATAGTTCAATAAGCATATCCATAAAAACTTCAGAACTGTCGATGCATATGGATGATGGTGTGTAACAGTTCAATATATATTGAATAATACCTGTTGTTACTAGATAACTGATACGGTAGTAAAAATGAATACGATTATAAAATGCATCTGTGCAAAATAAGGAAAATATGGCTATACTACCTAACCCTAATCCGACGAGGGATTCTGTTGATATAAACATTTATTATACTAGTTATACCATAGTTTCTATAAACTCTTTTAGACGAGAAAACATTCGTTTAAAAATCATTGTGATCATTCGTGTGCGCTGCGACATACCAACTGACATGTCTTCCATTGAAAATGATATAACTAGTGATGCCATATGCGGACATGGGCTGTCGACTTTTATATCCATTTTAGAGATCGGTATAGGTTTAGGTTGTCGAATTCTTGATGGGAGTGTCGCAATAAAGTCTGGGGTATCAGGTATAACTTCTGACGTATACGTGTACGTATATTGTAGCGCATTTTTTTGTACGTCGATTGACATATTCATATTTAGATAATATTGAGGTATTCCACAATCCTTAAAGAGGTGATAAAAAAGCATTTGAATATTGGTTTCACTTACATCCTCCAAGTTTTCATGGTGTTTAGTGGCTCTTGTATGAGTTTGTTCAATAATATCATCCTTGTTCACTATGTATAGCAGATTAATGATATCAAAATGAAAAAGTTCTGATATATTTCTATGATTTTTGTTATAGACTGCAAAGCGTAATTCAAATCCATTTGATTCTGGCGAATAGGTTATTTCCATAGTACTATGACATAGTACAAGTGTATGTGTCTATATCTTTGATTAGATGGAATAATCTGGAAGGAATAATTATATGTGCCTACTATATACCTTCGCGTAAATAATGTCATTGTTATCCAATACCCCTGACACCGACCCAAATAATTTATATTCGTCAATATCATCAACACAGTTTGAACAGTCTAAACCCGAAGAAGATGCATCCAAGAAGGAAAAGCCTGATTCATCCACAAACATGTTTCCTATGAAAATGATTGTTATTCAAGGTATTTTTCTTTTGATACTTGCAGTATCGGGAAACTTTGTGGCTGAAACTATGAGTTGTCAAATGCAAAAGATTTTGAGTGAAAATATGTATGTAAAGAATGCTGTGATTGTTTTGATCATCTATTTTTCTCTAGGTTTTGCATCAAATGAAAACATGATATCTCCTATAGAACTTTTTAAACAATCGCTTTCTATATGGGCGTTTTTCCTTATGTTTAACAAAATGGAGATATTCTTCAGCGCTATGGTTATAGTCATGTTGACTTTACTATTAATATGTAAGAACTACATCACCTATTATGAGAAAAATGATAAGGATAAACATATGAAAATGATTAATACTTTATCACAGACAATGGATTATTTATTTTATGGTAGTGTGTTAACAACTATTGTAGGATTTGGTATGTATTTTAAGAAACAGCGTTCTGACTACTTTAGCACATTTTCATACTCTAAATTCCTATTTGGAACTCCCACGTGTTCTAATTTTTAGAGCGTCTGATGGTTTTATTTTGTTTTTTTGTATCGATCAACAATCGATACAAAATATGCGTTTACTATCTAAATATCTAGACTTACAGTGTTCTTCTCTGATGTCTTTCTTCGTCGTGAACGTTTTGGTTCAGAACCACCAGAGGACTGTAGGTCTTTGAGGTCTGATATACTAATAGTGCTACTATCGTTTAGTGATGTAGAAATATCTGCATTCATCTGTGGTGTTCCTGTAGGAGGTGCCGAACTTTGTGTTGTTCCAGTCATACTAATCTTCTTAGTTTTTAATCCAGATAATAGATGATCGAGATCACTTGGTCCTCGCATTTCTGCTCGTGCGGGTTGTTCAGTTGGTTGTCGCATACTACTGCGTTCTGGTGCAGCAGCGCTTGAAAAGTTTTCAGATATATTCATGCCATCATGTTGTCCCATTCTTGACATATTATCTAAGTCTGGTCGTGATGAAAAACTACTATTATTACCATGACGCGAACCAGGTGGAGGAACAGAATTAGGTCCTTGTGTTGCTTGTGGTGGTGGTGGTGGTGTATGAGTTGATGGTGCCGGTGAATGTGTTGGTTGTGGAGGTTGACCAGTCATATTGTTCATAAATCCAGAAAATCCAGGACTGGATGCCCCCATGGAATCCATTGCTGCCTTTTGGAACTGTTGTGCAAGGTCGGGGTTCTGACGCAACACATCGTCCATCCCAGGCATAGCAGATTTAAACATAGAGTTGGTCATATGTAACATCATAGCGCTTCCACCTAACTGAAAAAGAAGTCGAAGTTCTGGTGACATTGTCCCCTTACTTTTATATTTATCATATAGTTCGCCGAACACTTCATCATAATCATCAACGTTCTCTGCTACTTGTTCACTCCAGCCGTCTAGTTTAATGTCAAAAGGGTCAAATCTATTATTCAAAAACTCTATACCATTAATACATGTCATTAACATATTTCCTTGGAACTTAATAGAGTTTTGTTTCGCCTTTTCATCTACAATTGTCTCGTATTCGCCCTTCATTTCTAACAAAGGTGATTCCATTGTATATTTCTTTGACAGTTGAACTCCTTTTTGTTCTAGTGATTCTAACTTTCGCAATAGTTGAAACTTTTCTCGTAACATTTCCTCTTTTGTTTGAGTGGGTTGATATTGCACGTTTTTTTCAGGTGCGATTGGTATCTCATTGAACCTATTATACCCATCCCACGTAGATGTATTTCCGTCTCCATTTCCACCACTATCTCCAAATCTAACTGATGGTTTTTCGCTACTATCTAGATTTATAGTTTCTGGAAGACTATCGCTAAATAAAGAGCCCTTACTAGTATTATTTGCACCAATATCTCCTCCAATGTCTGTCATTTCATTTAGTTCGCTCTCTAACCGGTCTATATCGCTGATATCGATATTTTCCTCTGAAGATTTATTACCTTTTTTTTCATTCATAAGAAGTTCGATGCCTCCCCCGAAATTGGATGATGAACTTGGAACGTCAAATGACGATATATCAATAACTTCTGGCTCCATTAGTAGATACAGATACTAATACTTCTATATATTAACGCATCGTATCTAACTATATCGTTTTATATATTTTAGATCGAATATACCACATTCCTTGTAAAAAACAATCTGCTAGATCATCTTTTTTCTTGTGACGAGAGAAAAACTCTATCCATGCTTCAAAATCGGAAGATATAATGCCTAAACATTTTGCAATACCTGCCTTTTTTCTCTCACTGTACGTGGTGTTTATAAGACCATCCTCTTTGAGTTTATTTATAGATGATATAAATTCAATCTGCAATGTATCATTTTTCATAAGAAAGTACTGAGATAACATCCCTTGAATAGTTTTCATACGATTTGCAATAGGACTTATCTGGTTCTCTATCAGCACTAAACCAATATCTTGAAATGAATTATTAAATAGAATATCTAATTTATATTGAATGTTGCGACCAATAGTGACTATATCTAGTTTATTTGCGTCAACTTTATCAACCACATCAAAGCATGTGTCTTCTCCATGTTTGGCTATGATATTTATTAGGTCTGCCTTTTTTACAGAAGTATCATATACGACACAGTGTTTTTCTGCAATCTCTCGTAATCGCGGAACTTTTTGTTTTTTTAAAAACGACGTCTCTAAATCGCGCGATGGGCGATGAAATCCAACATTTTTAGAGTGTGTTAAACAATAACATACTCCATTTTTTGTAAGTTTCGCTTCACGTAAACAGTTTTGTCCAGTTTTCTCTCTACCTGAACAAACCGAAACATCTTTTTGTGCCAAGTTAATAACATCCCAAATCATAATATCATTAGTACTTGTAGTATGAGAATCAAACATGACTGTATCACTTTCATGAGTGGATAATTCAAATACGCATATAGCAAGGTTCTTTATTCCTACATCAATACTCACAATGTGCATCAATTATACAATAGTTGGATATAGTTACATGACATGTAACTATATACGTTTATGTTATTTTCAAACCTACAGAGATATTTATCGACTTGTAGTTGAATACATGCTTGGAGCCGTAGCATTTGATTGAAGTTGGGTTCGGCTTAAATAGGCAGATTTTAGGTCGCTGCTAAATACTCCAGAACGAACCGGTGTCATGTCAGATGGTCCATTAAATACGTACGGGGTTCCGACATCAGAAGACTGTCTAAGAATATCACTAGATGGATTTTGCATCACAGCATTTCGAGTGTTAATATCTCTAAACTGTTCAGCATTGGTTGTCAGATATTTACGATATTCCCAATTGCTTGTAATATTAGCACTCTTCTTAATATTATGATCTACTACTGCTTCGGGATACCAACTGCGTTGTTCACGATCATCTGACATAAGTGCTGGCATATTGACATGATAGTTGTTTTGTCCTTTGAATACATTATTTGTTTGCATTCCGAGTTTACACTAAGTGTACATAATAGTTCGTTACATTTCCGGTATTTCAAATAATTATGTATTCATCTACATGTTGCTAAGTAATTCAATCAGTTCTGGTTTCTTCATTTTTGAACTTTTATCTATTAACTGTTGGTCAATCGCAATACGTCTTAATTCATTCACTGTAACCTTTTTATAGTCAATAATATTATCACCTGTATCTAAAATAACCTTATGGATATCTGTATCATTCTCTACATCATTAGCACTAGCATCAATAGATACATCTGACAATGTAATTACTCGTTTTTCAGAAGAGGTGTTATCAGATATAGAAATATCTAGATCATCAATATCTAGGGTGTCAATATGTTCGGACATAACAGATAATGTATCACCTATGTTCTCTCCATCACGTTCATTTTCACTCTCACTCTCACTCTCACTCTCACTCTCACTCTCACTCTCACTCTCACTCTCACTTTCAACCTCACCCTCACCCTCACCCTCATCCTCACTTTCATCTCCAATATCAAGTTCTTCATACTCATGCAGTTCATCATTTTCAAATGACGAACTTGGTACATGTCCAAAACTGGGATTCATCAATATATTGTCTAAAGTAATTGGATGGGTGTGAGAGTGTATCGAATCATCATCATCATCATCTGAATCTCCTGAACCATCAGATACATATATCCGTGTTATGTCGTCTATTTCATCTGGTTGCGATACTACATTGTTTTCATACGATGATGAATGTAGTCTCGAACCTACATTACCTTCTTGAGACAAATTATATCCATGAGACTGTAGATGTTTTAATGCTGCATCGTGTGTCCGTACTTCTTGTGCAAGAACCGTTGACAATTCCATAACAGCTGACAGTTTTTCCCCTTGTTGCTGGATTTTGTTGTATAAGATTATTGCTACAGCACCAACTAAAGCGACAGTAATTCCGAGGATAATTAAAACGTGTAAGGAAAACATTCCAGGGGGTGGATTTAACGTTGTGTCCATTAATGTCGCTATACATAAAAAATGACAGTTCTATACGAACGAATGTTATTATCTAAGTTGAAATCTTATCTAGTATTTCACTTGGATATTGCATTTCACGAAGCACCTGCACACCGCCATCTACCTCATTAATCCCTTCTTCAACCTTGTATAGATATTCAAACGACCCGTCCGGTTCTTTGGAAATGTTTACCTTCATTCTATATGTAGTCACACCATTATTTTTCTTTAATTTTTCACATAACTCGGTATAATGTGTAGTTAACACATAGTGAATATTCTCAGTTTCGCTTAAATGAGATAGATATGCGTTTCCACACGTTACAGCTTCTTTTGGATTCGTTCCTGAAAACAGTTCATCGAACAAACAAAAATGACGACTTGCATTACCCTCGCGATGAATACTATCTAATATATGTTTGCATTTGCGGCTCTCGGATTGAAATAAACTATCACGACCTGACGTATCCGGAATATTTAAATAACAGTGTAGATGAGAATATGGTTTGAATGAACAGGTTTCATAAAATCCACAACCATATTGTTGCGTAAGGAGAATACTCAAAAATAACGACTTTAAAATAGTGGTTTTTCCTGATGCGTTTGGTCCTGTGATAACACAATCTTTTTTAAGGATAATATCATTTTTTACAGGTGTAACAGTCAGAGACGCTGTCGATGGGTGATACACACCTTCAACTTTTAACATGGGAATATCTTTCTTTTTACAAGATTTATCCTTTTTCTTTTTCTTTTTACTCTTTGTATCAGTATCAGGAGTATCTGGGGTAGAATCATTCTCTCTACTCTCTTTTATAAAATCACCATAATTCATCTTGGATGCTTGAACATTCTCTTGTACTCCTTGCATGTTATCTAAATATCCTATGAACCCAAAAGCAAACAACATACTGTTGTGAAACTTGTCATCTGTATGCATCATATAGAACCATTTGAGAACCTTTCCCATGTCCATAAACTTTTTATATGACACTTCACACGGATCTATTTTACAAATGGTATCTTGAATATTTGTAAGAACTTTTTGATGCGATATTAAGACTTCATTAAACTTTTCATAATTTGATAATAGAGTGGTATGTTTCAAAAACCCATCTATCTCACAAATTGCATATTTAATAAAATCAGAAATCTGGAAGAGTTTATCATGGATTTTGAACATGTTGGTATAGAACTTTTTACATATTTGAGTATTTTGATAAAGAGATAAAAGATAAAATCCTATTGATGCTAAGGAATATAGTGTCTGTTGAACCGACATACCACTAAAGCCAGTAAAAATCTTTGTTATTGCATGATTTCCTGCAACAGACTTTAATATATCAATATATGCTGCGAATGTTATACTAGCACCACGAGATATCATCACAAAAAATGGAACAATGCATATAATAAGTGGAACTAAAAGAGCCAATACAGGAGAGACTAAATTATACACACTAAGTGCTTGTAAGACCGTTTGGTTTGTATTTAAAAACAGTAAAGAGTCCCAATCTAAATATACATATTTTTCTTTAAAACCTTTATCATTGCGTATTTCATTCCATAATGCAAGGGTATCTTTTGCAATAACATGGTTCCGCTTCTCAACACCCTTCCATTTCTGTAATATAATTTGGGTATCATTGATAAAATCTTCGTTACTTGTATAGTACTTTGCCATATCGTATCGCATAATCTCTCCTAACGATTGGGGTATCACTTTTCTATCGTCGCATTCTTCATCTTCAGATAATTCATTTGATGTTTTAGAATCAAATATACGAGATAGAATAGGCAATTCATTACTATCTACCGTATTTATCAGTTCTAGATCGGTTATAATATCTGAGGATAAGGTCTGCACACCAGTTGCAAGTGTAATAGGCAGCATAAAGGCATCACGGATGGCACCTTCTATTACACTAGTATTCAATACAGTTGATGTGTCTAAAGATGTTGATGAACTCATATACCTCGTATATCCAGATGATATTATTTAGATTACATGTAAACGAATATGATATATTTCATATGAACTATATCATTTTGATTAAATTATGTCAATAAATATTAAACTGTGGTCAAATCTGAAGGCAGTTCTGTTATTTGGGTAGAATAAAACTGTTCTATTTCACGCATTTTTTCTACATCTCGTTCAGTAATTAAGTTGATACCCATACCTTTTCGTCCCCACCGACCACTACGACCAATGCGATGGAGGTATGTAGAAACGTCTCGAGAAATATCGAAATTAATAACGCAACTCACTTGTTGTACATCAATACCACGAGCCGTTACATTGGATGAGATAAGAACCCTACATTTTCCTGACCGAAAATCAGACAGCGATGCTTCGCGTTCAGTCTTTGTCATACTAGAATGTATAGAACACACAGGATACCCATCTGCAAGCATTGCTTGATATAAATCATGAACACGTGGAACACTGTTCGCATAAATAATACAATGTCCAACTGAAATAGCCGAATACAAATCAATTAATACTTCGTATTTTTCAACATCGTCTCTTACTGCAATATAATGCTGACTTATGCCTTCAAGTGTTAATTGTTCTGCCTTAACTATAATCTGTAATGGGTTTGTCATAAACTTGTTTGTAATATCAAACATGTATGGAGGCATAGTGGCGCTAAAAATACAGGTTTGAACCTTATTAGGTAATCCCTCAAAAATGTCTTGCACTTGTTCTTTGAACCCATATGATAACATTTCATCTGCTTCGTCCAATATGAACGTTCGCATATGTTTTAATACAAGAGCGCGACGACGCACCATATCGAATACACGACCAGGGGTCCCTATCACTACATGTGGAATATTATTTTTTAATGCTCTAATATTTTCATCTACAGATTCTCCTCCGACCAACGTTGTTACGACTAGTCCAGATAAAAATGTACCAATAGTTTTGTACACATTAGCAATCTGCATTGTCAACTCACGAGTTGGTGCTAAACATAAAACTTGGGTTTGTCTTTTTGCCAAATCAATTCGAGACATAGACCCAATACTAAAGGTTGCCGTCTTTCCAGTTCCAGATTGTGCTTGAGCGATCATATCTCTTTCTGATAACATTGGACATATTGCCCTTTTTTGAATTGGACTTGGTTCTTCGTATCCATAAGAATATATACCTCGAAGGACATCTTCGGGTAGTTCCATTTCATCCCATTTCTCTACGACTTTTATATCCTCTACTGGACTGGTGGAGGTATCAGATTCTTTACCTATAGAAGGCGAAGAGACACTCGATGGCAAGGGGGGCTCAGAATGTTTCTGAGGCATGCGTGGTTTAAACATATTATTAGAAGTACTCATACTGCTAATCAATGTGTGAATGTATTCTATATAGATAATCTTTTAAGTGCATTTTCAGTAACATTAGTTTGACTTATTAATAGTGTACATATAATACAATTACACCAACATATACCCATTAGCATACGTAATGTAAACACCTAGAAAAACATATAGAAAATCGGTAACTATATATTATAATAAGTTAATATGACAATGTATTCATTGTCAGATTTTACAGATATATCTAATAAAGGATTTCATGTTATTCTTCCTGATAGTACTGTTCAACTTATTAATGAACTATCTAAACTTGTAGGATCACCCAATTATATTAAAACACCTGTTTTCACAAAACGAGTGTCAACTCTTGATATAGATAAAAAGCGTCGTAGACAACACAACCGACAAACAGATGACACCAATGGATGGTCTCCCGGAACAAACTCAACCGGAGGATTCAAAAAGGTTTCAGCAGAAAGTAATATCGGAGCAAATATCGTGTTCAATCCTGCAGGTTCACTTATTAAAAAAGACGGCGAAGGAGCTACACCTATCCAACTTATTCGACCATTATTAAATAAGTTTGGAGGAAAAGTTGCAAACGAGGCTATTAAGAACGAACTTTTTACTACAATTAATGAGATATTTGAATCAGATATCACTCAAGAAGACTTATCGAGACTCATGAACCAAATTATCAATATTGTTTCTGGAAACCAGTTTTATTCTAGTATTTATGCCAACCTATTTTCAGAAATGATAGATGCTCATTCTAGTTTTACAACTACTTTAGAAAAACAGTTTTCTAATTATATATCCAATTATACAGATATTCAGTCTATTGATCCAAGTGAAGATTATGATTCATTTTGTATTATGAACAAGAAAAACGATAACAGAAAAGCCATCACATCATTTTATATTCACTTGTATAAACTAGACAAAATATCACAATCGTCTATGATGGAAACCATTAAAACATTGTCAGAAATGATCCGGGATAATATAAATGACGTTAATATGATACAATTAATAACAGAAATCGTTGAAAACCTTTTTATTTTCATGGATACTTCTACAGACTTACATATCAGATGTAATGAGGTTACTATAAATATCACAGACGACACAGAATTATCCATTTGCCAATACATACGTAATTTATCTAATGTAACGCCAAAATCATATTCAGGGATTAATACAAAAACTGTATTTAAACTAAAAGACATTGTTGATAATATATCCAACACAGCATAACACATACAGAATAAATATGATTATTTCACATCATAATTTATCGTTTATCGGTACCTATATTACCATTTAGATGTAAATATAGGTATAATATATAGATATTGATCAACTTCATTGTTTCAGAAACATGGTCGTATCAAAAATTAACAAGACACTCAGTTACCCAGAAATTCGCTCTATATTTCCTGCCGATAAAAAACTCGAGGTAGACCTATACTCTATCGTAGTAAAGGGAATAGATATAGTGGTTGCCATCGGAAATGCATCGCACACATACATTAGCAAAAATATTGTATTTCATCCAGTCTATATGATAAAAAATAACTCAAAGGCAATTCAAATTGGATTGTATGAAATTAATTCCAATGATACTCTTTCTCTCACTGACACATCTGGATCACTTATGATAGATAAAGTAGGAGAACCACTTATCTATACTTTTGCTACCAAAAAGATGATTAATGACGTTCGAATGATACCTCCAGGTTTAAACGATAGTAAAAATGACGGACAATCACATCAGGATACGATTATTGATAATACAAATGACATCACGCCAACATCCATACCTACTATACGGGCAGATATTTTTACGTTTGATGCATCAACTATGGTAACAACCCGAACCATTAATACACCAACAGAAGAAACAAAAGCAATCGCAGAGAAAATTAAATCCACATTTGAAAAACCTTCTTCTGGACATACTGCAGGATGGTTACAAACAGAAATGCATAATAATTATTATGAAACCATTGAAAACGATGGGAAAAATGATTCTATGTTTATGACAATACGTGATGCATTTCTTCAAATAGGACAATCCACAACTGTTCTCAAATTAAGACAAAAACTTGCAGCAGAAGCAACACAAGAAACTTTTGATAAATACTTAGAACAATATAAAATGTCATCGGAGACACTCTTGTTAGAAACAAAACAGGCAAAATCATTGCATTCTAATTACACAAAACATGAAACTATGATCAAATCAACCATCTCGGCATCGGAACAACAAACTCTTATAGTATCTGCAAAGCAGATTGCTGACCAACACAAGGCTGCCATATCCAAGGCTAAATCTGCACGAGAAATGTTACATGATTTCAAGTTCATGAAAGGTGTCACCACACTGGATGCACTCAAAAATAAAATACAATCTCCAGACTATCCTGCCGATGATTGGGCGATTTCCACACTTGAGCGAATATTAAATATCAAACTTATCATTATTTCAAGCGATTACGTAAAAAAAGACGCAAACAATATGATGCAATGTGGAAATACAATTGACAATCTAATCAAATCTAGAGGTTCATTTACACCAGAATTCTATATACTAATCGAATCCACTGCAGACATGCACTATCGATTAATTAGTTACAAAAAGAAACTATTATTCATATTCTCAGAACTACCATATGATATCAAACAACTCATCGTGACAAAATGTATAGAGAGAAATAGCGGAACATTTACATTGATCAATGACTTCAGACAAATGACAATAGGACGCATTGGAAACGCTAATTCTAAACAAGATGACATAGACAGAGATATTATAGACACAGTCGATGTAGATGTTCTTGCTGCGGTAGATCCCCATGTGGTTTTTCAGTTCTACATTCAGTCTGCAGACAAATCAGCCGGACGCGGAACAGGCGAAAAAATCGATGCAATTGGAAGAAAACTAGACTTTACACAACTTTCATCCAAGGGTCATTTTCCCAATTGGCGCAGAAAATTAGACGACACATGGACACACATAGATACTCCATTTCAACTCGATGATTATAACTGGAACAGTGTAGAACACTACGTACAAGCAGGCAAGTTCAAAAATGAAAATCCAAAGTTTTATCTAGAGTTCACTGCAGAAAGCCAATCTAAACTGGCTAACGATGTAAACAAGGCCATCGCGGCAGGCACAGAGAAAACAAACCCCAAAGTACCATCTACTAATGTCTCAGTTGACTCATCATATACAGAGAAAAGAGAAACAGATGACCGAGTCGCAGCAATAAATGCAAAGTTTACTCAAATACCCGAGTTCAAAAACATTCTTATCGCCACGAAAAATGCTATGATATACAAATACATTCCAGGGAAAAAACCAAAGGTAGCAACATCTCTTATATTAGTCAGAAAGAACATCACATAGACCAACAATAAAATAAAATATATGAATATATTTGTAGATATATTCATATAATACGGACAAACTAGATAGTATTATCTTCACATGTGACAAGGTAAGGAATACAAAACATTTTATATACATGTTCTAAAGCAATATAATCGATGTCGAACTTTATATAATGTTTTAACCAATCATAGAATGTCATGCTAGGATACTTCACGGTTTGTTGATAACGTTCAAACAATTTAATAGCAGCATAAAATGTGATGTTAGTTGGGGTGGGTTTGGAAGGGACACATGTATTTTTCCAAACAACTATCTGGTTCGACTTTATGGGGTTATCTTGTATAACTGTGACGCGTGATGTTTCTTTATCTGCATACAATGGTAACCGTTTTTGATGCTTTTGATGATATGTATTGTAATCCGTCCCTGATATAACACATACACGTTTGAAATTGTCATATGTAATATTCAACTCATGTAATATTTCAGGAAGAACGTATAACTTTGCGGTGTGAGTATCTATATTCAAATCGCGAATTATATTATTGCATCCATAAACAAGCATATCCATATCATCGCTCATGCATCCCCAAAACTCGTTTCTAAGAACCATCGATGCACATATTGTATCTGCCTCGTTTGGAGCGATGCAATATGGAACATTATTTTCTTCAAATAATTGCTTCACTGAATCAGTCTTGTCGCGAGTTATCTCTACGGAACTACGACGCAGTTTTGCATACTCAGCCTCAAGTTTATCACCGTCTTCTTTGAACACATTATACTGCATACGTGTCACTATATCTGCACACTCGACTGCAGCAATACGACGCTGCTCACGCCGATGATATATTGTGTTCATCTTTTCAATAGGAGGTTTGCCGTCAAATACAAACAACGCATCAATATTGTAATTTCTCAGAATAGTTATCAACCTTTTCATGTTATCAAGTAACATGCCATCGCCTTCAAACTGATACAGATATATACTAACATCAATCACGATGCGCTTGTTAGACAACTCATTTAAATGAATCGTGTGGATAGAATTACGACATGACTTCTTCAAGTACGAGTTTAAATATCGAATCCCCATGTTTATTTCCTATGTTTTACTATTAACGGATAGTATATTATATGTCATGTCAATTTTGAGATATTCTAACACATTTCACATACTGTCATACGCATCGTATCAGATATCCATACAGAATCGTCGGTGACACTATTTGCGTCAATCACTGTATCGAAGCACTTCTTCGATCCGATATCGCGAATATTCTTTCGAGTGATAGGAGAAGAGTGAAGTCTTATGATAAACCTAGAAAAGGTAACAGTATTATTTTCAGTCTTATGAAAAGACATATTACTATTTATGCCATTATTTATAGAACACCAATCCAAAAAATCTCCATAATTTACAAGAAGAATACTTGTCACTACATAATACGCAAATATGTTAGTATCTTCACGATACAAATTTGCACGAGCGAGTTCAGCCTTTTTTGATTTACTTGTCAGATCGGAATACGTAAGCCCCATGAATCGTAAAATCTTATGCATCTGAAATGTACGCCAAGCAGCCTCAAATCCTAAAAGAACTTCCACATAACTCACAAAGGTTACCTTACCTATGTTATCCAAACAAAAATGGCTACAAAAACATGCATTTATTATTGTAGCCCATGTCTCAGTATATGCCTCAAATAACTCCATATCACTTTCCACGGGAAACGTATCGCGCATCACTTTTCGAGCAGAGTCGAGATTAGGCATACCTGCAAAATCCAGTCCTAACATATGAAATGTCTCGTGAATAAACACCTTGAACCACTCTTCGCTACGAAATAAAATAATCTCTGAACCAACACCATTACTTCTAGATGAACGAGTGGAACTATTTGACATAGGACATGCATAAGTGTACGCAGTGTTCGCATGAGATACACCTACTACATCACTTCTGTGCTTGGGAAGAAACTTACGCAATGGAGTATCATATATGTAAATGTTGATGTTTGTTCCACATGCAGAAGATGAATATTTAAAGGCTATATGAAACCAAATCAACATACGTTCAAAATATTGGGTATAAGTATCCACATGACTGGCTGCATCAGTGTGACTGGTTACAAAATAAACCTTAATAGAACGACCGCCAATTCGACTAGAAAACTGAAACAAATAAGCACTCTTTGTATTGATATACTCAATAATATCAGAAGGAATAGATGACATACTCAATCTATTTGGCTTCGGAATATCACGAGGAGTTCGAATGGGATGTATCTCTGTATTATGAACAGAACTACCGTGCTTTTGTTTTGAAGCATGCACAGTTGCACACGATAACTGTATATCGTCGTATATAGTTCCTAATATTTTTTTTGTTGTTTTACGTTGAGGAGTCGATGGAAGACACTCAATAATATCATCGCTTGCGGAGAATATTCGAAGAACCGTCTCGGTATCGGAAGAAAATGGAACAGTCTGCATAATCCAGATATATATAATACGTGGAGTATTTTTATATATCATTCAACACATTTATACATCACTAGGAGTGATTCATAATATATAATATGACCATGCATATTACATATTATCAGAATAATTAGAAATATAAAGTATATAATTGAAAATATTAATAGGTTATTCTAATCTTAAGCAGATTGGGCGGCGGCAGCGGCGGCAGCAACTTGGTCAGCCTTCTTCTCGAAATGAGGACTCATAAACTTTTGAAGATTGAAGTAACTCAAGTTGTCATCAACGCCAAGGTGAAGAAGCTTCTTAAGTTTGGCATCAGGGTTGATTTGACGACCATTGTCCTTATCTTGAAGGGAATGAGCCTTGACATAGGCAGTAATCTCCTTTGTTACATCAGTTCTAGCCATTTCAACACCCTTACTCACGCCAAGGAATGCTGCCAACTCGTCACTGATACGAGCAGCCTTTACAAATCCACTAGGAGGACGGTTTCCGACCTTACGCTTCTTCTTGGCGGCCTTCTGGGAAGCCTTGATCTCCTTAACCCACTTCTTCTCAAGAGCGCGATACTCACTCTTAATAGCAGTAAGCATAGTTCCCATTTGCTGAAGCTTAGTGAAAAATACAGCAGAGGTCTCCATAAGGTCGCTATCCTCGGGCTTATCAGCCTCAACTGAAGCAGCGGCATCAACAACTGGCTCAGGGGTGGCAGCAACGGCTTCTACTTTTGGGGCTTTCTTGACTACCTTCTTGGTAGTCTTAGGAGCAGAGGTCTCCTTAACATCGACGGTGGGGGCAGGGGTGGTTGTCTTCTTAGCAGGCATTATAATCTACTTACTGCTACTCTTTCTAAGTAGGTTTACTACCTATATAATATATATATAATATATGTGTTATATGAGACCTAATATGCTGTTGTTCTTTATACCCATTTGGATAATTATTTATTCAAATCTATATTTTTACGCAGTTTAACATTCATATGCAAGAATTCACTGTATACATCAGGTTAAAATCAACTATATACGGCAGATTCGTAAAAAAGGGGATAACTATCACGAGCGCCAGAACTAACAAGAGTAAGAGCCTGCAAAAATACAATTGTCCCTAAAGCACGGTCACACGTCTCCACACCCGACATAACTACTGACGAACTCACATACAATAATATGTCCTGTGCCACACAAATATCTTCATATGATTGGATTATATCCACCATTGCAGACATACTGCGAAAAGGATTGGATGGACAAATACGCATCTGAACATCACGAGGAATAGATGCACGATACATAAAAATATCAGCCAACTCGCGAAGCAACCTAATAAGTTCATTCTTCTCTAAATTCATAAACCAACCGATCGTGGGATAATATCCATGACTTGCAATTGAATCAAACAACGATGACACACGTTCCTCTATAGTCATGTTTCTAGGAGATGTTGCCACAGGCATATCAAACGATATATCAATTGAGGAGTTGTACACTGATTTCGAGATTCGGATAAGAATATTCAAATCTGAAAACACAGACATAGGAATAGGTTCACGTGTATAAGGGTTTAACACATCATCAGAAGCACTCTTGGTTTTTAGGTTGTAGAGAGAAATTATGTCGAACCCATAAACAAAGCCATCACTTGTGGTATAACTTGCAAACTGCTCTGCACATACTTCTCTCATTGTGTCTCCAGTAAGAAAATCTTCATCGTTGTTACATATCGAACGTTTCATAAATGCAGGACCGCGCAACATATTACATTTTCGCCTTAAGTATCCACGCCATAAACTTTGAAAAGGCTGCGCATGCGCATGAATTGTTAAATAAGTATACATACGCACAGTTAGTTCGGATACTGACCCAGATACAGGCAATCGATAATGTCGAGCCATAGTTTGTAATTGACATTTCTTGTATTTGTAAGAGAGAAACCCAGAATGATCATTCACACTAGGAATCACAAAATCTGATTCAGAACATTTTACCTTCTTTCTAGATAATGTAGAAGTCTTCTCGAACATCACTCGAGTTCTCTCTTCTAATCGCATTGTAACCTCTTTCTTAATCTGAGAAGGAGTCATGCGATGCACCACAGCACCACTTGTAACCTCTTTCTTACTCCGAGAAGGTGTCGCGATATACATACTCGGAACCAGCCATGGAGGCGAACCTGCATCGACAACCACAATATTTTCAACTAAATCATTATCATCGTTCATTTTCAAGCGATTTGATTGTCTGTACTATATATACATACAATCGCTCTATGTTATGAGGTATTTATACACATACCATTTATTATTCTACACATGGTTCACGCATGCGATGCCATCGTATTCATATATTGACAGATGTAAGGTTCGCGCTCATTACACATATTTTACATAATATAATCATATTAATTTGCAAAATATACACAGCATAACACATAACATATCATATACATATATATAGAGAGAGATATCAAATCCTTAAAAGAATTGACTTAAAGGGAACCTCTGTATCTAATACATATACCCCAGAACCCCAGCGAATACCACAGCATCATGAACACAATTATCGACGGAACACAACCTATTAACGCATCACGCATCACATATCCTCCACTCAAGGTACTTGCCAACGGTGGAAAGATTGTAAATGTTCGAAACTCTGCAGCAAACAATGCATACAGAATGTCAACCCCCCTCATGCTTACATGGGGTGCCTCTGATTATGAAGGCAATGAGAAGTTTGAACTATCGTTACAGTTCCCTAACAGCGACAACAAGTCTGCTGCAACAAACACATTCCTTGAGAACATGAAGACATTTGAAGAGAAACTCAAGGCTGATGCAATCACTCACAGTAAGGAGTGGCTCGGTAAGGCTAAGATTAGTCCAGAAGTCCTCGACGCAATGTGGACACCAATGTTGAAGTATCCCAAGGACAAGGAGACAGGTGAGGCCGACCTTACTCGCGACCCTGTTCTACGCATCAAGTTCAATCAAATCAGAAACCAATATCAATGCAACATCTACGACGAAGGTGGCAATCCATTATGGCTACGCGACGAAGCCGAAAAGTATCCCGAGAAAACTCCCATGGAGTTCTTCAAGAAGGGCATGCACGTTGCATGCGTCATCGAATGCGGAGGCATTTGGGTCATGGCCAATGGCAAGTTAGGGGTCACATGGAGATTGATGCAAGCAGCTACACAAAAGCCTACTGACAATGTATTCAGTCAATGCATGATTAGCCTTAATGCCGACGACAAGAAGACCATGCAAAAGGCAGCCATCGCAGCAGCAGAAGATGAAGATGATGAAGACGACATGCCTGCAGAGCGTGCAACAGTAAGCACTGCAGTTGAAGAATCCGATGAAGAAGAGGAGGAGGAGGAAGAAGAGGAAGAGGAAGAGCCAGAACCAGAACCAGAGCCAGTCAAGCCTGTCAAGAAGAAGGTTGTTCGCGCAAAGAAGTAAATAAATAATTCAAAAAAATCATAAAAATAATCATTCAACAAAAATCATAAAAATATAGGGCACATATGTCCTATATTTTTATTTATAATTACCGCCTAGTAATACCTAACACTTTATACGTGATCCACGTGACTGTATAATATAATAATCCACCCCACAGCATATCCATAAAACCTGCATACATCATCTCGTAATCTGAAAATATTGCGTAATTCGTAAAATCGAATACGCCATATATACATAAACCTAGCAAAAATGCATCAGATGGTGACCTACGCTCGACAAGAATAAACTTATACAATGCAAAAACCATAAGAGTGTATGCACCTACTGCGCCTCCCACATTCATCTTTAACTCACTCCCCTGTATTTTTTTAACCATCTTACCAAATAGGGGACCACCTACATTAGATAGATATAACCCGTCTAGAGCCAGCATTGATACAGCAGAAACAACGACCTCCATATATATCACTATGTACATACTCAATATTATATCTTCATACAAACCGAACAGTCACGAAAATATCACCACGATCAATATTATTATACATATCCTTCTCATGAATGCGCAATATACCCTCGCCAATTACACGAATAACTTGAGTCGGGGTTAATGTCATAACACGGTGGTTCAACCGCACCGACTTCGTACTACTAGGAATAGTCACCAATGAACATTCATCATTAAATAACAAATCGCGTGAAAATATTACATCAGTTGAAATATGAAGATTGTTATTATCATCCACTCTACATGTTAATTCGTCTATATCAGGCTCACATAAAACCAAGATTTCTTGACCAGGACACGATTTGTCATCAAAATAGATTTCCTTATGCCATAACGGAACAAGATAGGTATGTCCATCCACGTTTAATTTAAATACATTGTCAAGAAACATATCATTTAATGTTGGACTTATACTATAGATACGCAAATCATCAAACTTTGACTGTATTACATCACGGATACTGTCAAGAATATCACTAGAGATGTACAAAGTATCTCGATATGTAGACAAAAAATGATAAATCGACATGGATGTCTCACGGTCAATATTCTCAAACATACTTATAGACACCTCTTGGTAATTACTTACTATTTCGATGATTTTCTTGTGAAGAACACTACTATGAACATACTTCTTTTTAGATTTTTCATTTTCATTTACACTCATTACACTATTGACAAACTGAGATAATATATCAAAATAACTATTAGAACGTATATCTTCGTTACTCGTACATTCTTCTGACAATGATACTACCGTTCGGACAATATCGTAGGCATTCGATAACTCATGAAACGCAATAGTTGATTCCTCAGAATTACCATTCTTATCTGGATGATGTTTGAGTGCCATTCGGCGATATTGACGAACCACCATGACAGAACTCAAACTTTTAATATCATAGTCATTCAATCCAAGAACTTGTAAGGCATCAGATACACTCATATCTTTAGACGCATTTTCAAATGACATTACATGCAATAAGTCAACGTGTTTATATCTTTTATGTCACATAGGTTCAACTGTGTATTTGGGATTGGTGGGAAACAGCCATATTTTCAGGAATATAAGATTTTTCACTAGGTTTTTCAGTATCTAATTTGGGACAATCTTGTATAATAGTCATGAGCTTATATAAGTACGATTCAACATGGTATATTGGACGGTAATTATTATTATACAACTTGAAAAACTCAAAGGTATTCTCCACACAAACATCTATATTTTCATTGGTAATGGCTCCTGATGTTATCAATGTAGAGAGAACATGCCATATACACAAGTGAATATTTGTATCATATACAAACAGATCGTATATACATTCTCGTAACTCAGAAAACACTATGTTATCAATCCCGCCACTCACTATACTAATAATATTATGAACTATGATTTCATAGACCTCTACTTGTTCATGAGAATGAGGAGAGTAGAGAGACTTTAGATTTACTGTCCGAGATATGCAACCATCTGTTATACTCATATTGCATTTGCGAACATGTTTTTTTACACTAACTACCCGTGGTTTTGGAACAGGCACTATCTCACAACATTGAATTATATTATCAGGAAGAAAACTTACACTCTCGCTAATAAATATATACCGCACTTGAATAGGACTTAATACACAATTGTTTTGCATATAACTGTACATTGTCTCCATCAAATCATGGTCTACTAAATGCATATTCTTGCATAATATAATACCCGTCTTATGTGATGTACCTCCTATAATATCTGTAATGTGGTTATAGATATCATGCCATAAAGTCTTGGCATTGCATCCCAAGAGAGACATATCAACCTCGTAATGAATGTCACTCATCTTACACACATACTGGTTTTTACCATTACTATAAGGAATTATCGTTTTTTTCTCATATTTTAAACTGCTAACACTATAACGAGATATAATGTTTAGAGCCTGTGTATATTTTCCTACGCCTGGAGAACCATACAAAATTATGTTTTTAAGTAATGATAACTCTTCAGGAAAACTATCGATCTTTACCTTAAGTCTAGGATGAAAATTATGGACAGAACTTGTCAACACATATTCTTCAAAACGTGTTTCGAAAAACTTCATTCTAAACTGTAATAGTATACTATACACTATATTCTTTACGTTATTTCATATCACAACATGAAATAACTTATTACATATAACAAATATCGACCTATGACATACATACACAACTATACCGATATAAATACATTACGACTGTAAAATATAGAGAACCGTCAATAATATAAAAATACAATATAACTATGATTGCATCATTTGACATACAGCGATTTAGACCAGACAATATATACATGGGGAAACCTATCAAGAACAAAATAATGGCAGGAGGGATGTTTTCACGTATCATATACTCATCAGATTCAATTAGCATGAATGGAGTATATATTACATTCGAATTATCAGGACAAATATGTGAAATATTTCCTTCTAAATTCAAAATACAATTTGCACCACTTCCGAATAGCACTTCAGGACAGTCTAAACTGTATAATACATCATTAGAAACTACCAAAAATATAATCAAATCACTATGTGAAATAGAACATAGTATTCTTGCAAACATATCAATGCCTGGAAAAACACCACTTTACAAACTACGTGACCAACTTATACAAAATAACTTCAAATTCTTCTGGATGAATGATAATATTACAAACTTATCGACTACAAGCAATCCAGCCAAACCCAAAGACACTGCAGGAAACTTTCAGAATGCACGATTTATACTGAAAATATCAGGATGTTGGACAACACCTACCTCATACGGAATTACATACAAGTTCTCACGGGTAAATTGTTAAAACAAGAATAGAATACTAAAGAGCACTTATTGAAAATTATCTATCTTAGAAACAAACCCATCAGTTGGATAAATCTCCAATATTATGTAAATTGTTACCAATATTACAGAAGACAATATACTTAATAAGTATAATGCAGCACCCTCCTTACTACTAATAACATCTGATAACTTACTCACATTAGTCTGATTATTTCTGTTAGCTATTACAAGAATTAACATAAGTAGTATATTATTTAGTTTTATCATATTAGAAAATGAACTACTCACTTGACCTGAAGAAATCTTATCAAAATTCTTGATTATCATAGTTACAAGAATCCAGATAAGTATCATTATCATAATAAATGGACCCAACGACACTATTCCAGATACATTTATTGGTTCCGTTGTACTCTGCATTAGCAAAATAACAAAAACCATTATACCTACAAATATAAATCCATAACCAGTCAGTGTACCGATCAACCTATTTTTTGTCATATCTCCAAAACATGCCAATAGAATAAAAAAACCAGGAATCTGTAAGGCTCTAGGAGCATATTCAAATACGTCTCTCTTTGACATAATATACAGTATGTACACATAAATATTATGTTACATGATTGTATAAGTGACTATGTATTCAACAAATAATCACCCTATTATACCATCCCCACCCACCACTATAAGAGATGTAACTGATGCTAATGTAGACACGTTTATCGCAAACATATCTACAGAAGACAGAAACATTAACAAATACCCCCATGCAAGTTCATTTACAGTAGAATTGCCACAAGAATACACCAACGTAACTGCAATTAACTTACACGACTCTTTTATACCAGATGTTACCATAGACTTCACATTGGAAAAAAATAATGTAGATCTTGTATTTAGATTCATAGATATTGCAGATATTCCACAAACGCATACTGAAATTATCATATATGTTGCCATAAAACAGCATATAGCAAACAACAACTACTTTAGAATACGCATATCCGATGGTTCATACACGCAAGAACAACTCATGATAGAGGTTCAAAACAGAATGAACCAAATAATCACGGATTTCATCTTAAACTACTACAGTGAACAAACACCATACACTTACACATGGGGAGATTATATCTACTCAGAAACCACCCAAACTACCACAGATGGTCATAGGTTGATGCTACATCCAGCATATGCTACATATCAAGAAGCTGTAGACGCATGCAATGCCATTGCTGGAGAGATACTCCCTCTAATAAACATGAATGACATAAACACATTTGCACACACGTATGGTCACGCCAGTATGCCACCACCATTATTAGCAATACCCACAGTATCTAGCATGACTGACCTTGCGCAAAATGTAGAAACATATGATAACATACAACAAGCAATCACCGACACATACTACGATTACGTAAAGACCCTACTTGACGCTCAAGGAGGATACAACTCTTTCAAACTATTTTACAACAAACCACAAAAAAAATGCGTTATCGGAAACAACATATCGTCTTTCGAAATTAGCACAGACTTTGATAACTACTATTCTGAAAATGCACTTAATGTTGCCAACAACAGACATGGTGACGTATCTTCATGCACATCAACATGCAAGAACACATCAACACACACTAACTACATTAATTGGGGACTTCCTACATACATGGGCTTTAGTGGAAATGAAACCATTAAAACATACACAGACACACTCCCTACATTCTACTACTATAACAAGGATACAGAACCAAATATGTACAACCCATTTCAACACGCTACCACCACAGGATTTGCAACATCACCTATATACATACTCACACCATGTAACCAACTCAACATCAAGAGAGATGTATACTATTATATGGAAATAGACGGTATCAATATGGTCGATGAACTGTTGCCACACAAAAATAACGCATATACTGTCACTAACGGTAATACTAATGGCATCATTAACTCCTTCTTCGCAAAAAGACTCATTTTTACATTACCAAGAGGTAACAAATACGAAGAGGGACCAGGAGAAGCAAAAACATTCACGCCTCCTCTCAGACGCATGAACAAGGTAAGCATACGCATTCGGTACCACGACGGAAGCGAACCCAACTTTGGGAATACACCCTTTGAACTTACGCTCAAAATAGTATGCCAGAAAAATCAACTCAATCGCTCATCAAACCCTGGGTTCGCTGCACCCGCTTAATATACTTACTATCAATCACAACATGTATGACGCGAATCGCGACACATATGTTGAACACACTACTTCTTACTTACTTCTTTACACGACGACGGGTCTTCGCCTTTCTACTGGATTTACGTGCGCGACGCGTACGCTTTGACTTCCTTTTGGTTTTACGCACGCGACGCGCTTTGCGGGTGCGNTTGGATTTATGAGGAATGCGCTTGCGACGCGTACCGCCACCAGCGTTCGGGTTGNCATTGCTATCAAGTTTGCTCCTCGCAGAACTTTNCCCCCTCAAAAATTNTTTCTTTTCGGCGTCATATTCAGCTGAAGTAGTCACCTCAGTCATCTTATTAACAGTATTAACAGGTTTCGGGGNACCTTTCACCTTTTTTCCCAGGTTGCTTTCGACAAAATTTCCATCACTCGTCGGGCCTTCTAATACCAACATCAGACCCTTCTGTTTGCTTGGAGGTTTGATTGGAGGTTTGATTGGAGGTGCGGTATACTTGGGACGCTCGTCAGTCACTACCGGAACGCTATGGTTCATCGCACTACCATGCGAATAGTCAGCATTACCCCGTTTACCCTCTGGTGACACATATGCCATATCCCTATCCCTATCCCTATCCATATCCCTATTATGAGGGGGGGATGCGGGGGCGCCGGCTAAGGATGTGGTGGCGCCGTCTAAGGATGCGGCGGCGCCGTCTAAGTATGCAGTGGCGGACATTTCTTCGAACCCCTGGTTGAATATATAATTCTCCTCATAATTGGCGGAAGAAATGCCGGTATTATTGTTCATAATTTCATTAACTAAATACTCCAGATTTTCAGTACTATAATCGGGATAAACACTAAGGCTTTGTAGGACTTCAGACATTACCTCAAAAAATGGTAATTGTTCAACTCCTGCAAGGCGGCGGTTATTATATAATTCTCTTACTTCAATATGTAAACTCGCATTAGCATCATACGTTACTTCGTCTTTATCATCGATTTCTGTTGTAACCCATACCTCTTCCATATCGAAAAAATCAATAGATTCTTCCAGAGAACTGCTTTGACTACTACTACTACTACTACTACTACTACTACTACTACTACTAGAAGAATGACCAGTACCTCTGTCTCTGCTGGAAGGGGGGCCAGTACCGCTGCCTTTACCAGAAGGGGGATAAGTATATCTACCTTTACCAGAAGAATGGTCAGGATCTGTATCAGAAATTTTAATATCCGTGTCAACCTGTTCCAGTTTCCGATTATATGCTGTTAATACCTCATAGAAACTCATACGAG